GGGCGGATTTGCTGGAGGCGAAGTGCGCGGAGTTATGGCAACTTCTGGAGACTGTCAAATATCGGATTGACTTGCCCGCTCCGAATATCAGTGGGTCGAATGGTCTGCGGAAACTATTGGAGACGCTTCCCAACAACCCCGGCCAACTGCTGCTCGACCGGCTGCGTCGGGCGGATTTGCTGGAGGCGAAGTGCGCGGAGATGGCATCAGTTCTTCGGAGGACTCGCCACCGTCTGCTTGTGATGGTAGAGGCGGACGGCGAAGATGCTTTGTACGCAGATGAAATTAAGGCCGTTGATGCCACCCTTAAGGACAACCCCGGCCAACCGCTGCTCGAACGGCTGGCTTGGCTAGAATCTCAGAATCGAAAACAACTCGACTATTCAATCGCCCTGCAACGGCTAGTCGAGCATATTTGCCATGTCGGTTCCATTCCAGAGGAAATAGCAAAAGACTGTCCGCATCATGCAGAGATGGCTAGGAAGCACTTGAAGTGGCTGGAGAAGCTGGAGCGGGTGCGGGAACATGCAGCAATGAGTTTCAAGAGGCCGTTTTACAAGCCAGACATGGAATTGGGAAAAGCCCTTGCCGCCTGCAAGGAGGTGAAGCCGTGAGCCTGCGAGATGAATGCCTTGCTGTGTTTCACTCTGTGGGAAGAGTTCCCGGCGACTTTGCCCTGCTCTGGAATTGGATAGAACAGAAGCTCACCGAGGCCCAAGCGGAGACCAAACGAATCATCATCTGCGTCTGGTGTGGGCAGACCATCGAGAGAACCGGCGACATTAAAGTTGACGTGAAGGCGAGCCAAGCGCACGACGCCAGTTGCGAAAAGAACCCTGTCAGGAGACAGGCCCAGGCGGAGATGGTCGAGCGCGTGCTACAGGTCTGCAACACTGACAGAGGAGATTCGACCTGGGGTGGATTGTTAAAAGCCATCCGCGCCCTGTCGCCCGACCCGCACGCGAGAGAGCGCTGGGAGTTGGAGGCAAGGCGGGAAGTGTGGAAACTCGTGAAGATTCTAGTCAACCGAGAGAGCTTCCTGTCCGTAGATAGCAAGGCCGAAGCCGAGATCGCCGACCTTGAGCGCCAGCTCGCCGCGCTGCCGAAGGGGGCTAGACAATAATGGACTTTTCTGACCGGTTCATCTACCTAATAGGACTCTTCACCGTAATCATCTTCTGCATCTTTGGCATCATCAGCGCCGCAAGGTTCCTGCTGATTTGTTTTTACAGGAACTACCGTGACGTGGCTACGGAAGCCGAGGTTTCAGACCCGGAGAATGTAAAACAATGGCATCCGATGAACGAACGGTAAACATTTCCGACGTAGTTGTCTCCGACCGCATCCGCGCTGACCTCGGCGACATCGACTGGCTGTGTAACTCCATTAAAGAGTACGGTATTATCGAGCCGGTAGTTCTGTCGGTCGAGGTGGACTCCAAGCGCGTTCTACTGATTGCCGGCCGCCGCCGCTTATCCGCACTTGAGCGCCTCGGCCGCACGGAACTACGCCATGGTATTGAATTTATCTGGCGCGGTGAGGAAAGCCCCTTGCGGCGCAAAGCGGTTGAGCTTGAGGAGAACCTCCGCCGGAAGGACTTGACTTGGGTGGAGATTGTCACAGGCAAGCAGCAGTTGTTGGATTTGATGCAATCCATCCATGGCGCCGCTGAGATTGGCGGTCGCACCCGCGCCGAACGCGCTGCGGGCGAAAGCCAAGGCTTCGGCATCAACAAGCTAGCCGCGATGCTCGGCGAGAGCCCTGCTCTAACCAGCAAAGACCTCGACGTTGCCAGGGCGTTGGCTATCTTGCCTGACCTAGCAAACGCTGAGACCAAAGAGTCTGCGATTCGCCGGGCGTCAATAATCGTAGCGGTGGCCCAGATGCGGCAATCGGCGAAAGCAGCCCCGCCGGGCGAGAAACTCTGGACTTTGTATGAAGGAGATTTTCGTGATAACATATCTAAAATCCCTGGCGACTCGGTTGACCTTGTTTATACGGACCAGCCATTTGCTGTGGGTCTTGACAAGATGTCCAAGCACGCAGGGGGTGTTGTTAGCTATTCCGATGAAAAACCCGACATGGTGGCATGTCTTCCTGATGTGGCGAGGGAAGCATTTCGTATCCTACGCGGAGACAGGTTCGCCGTTTTCTTCTTTGGGTTTAACTATTACACCAGACTTGTACTGCATCTATTACAAGCCGGGTTCACGGTTAATCCGGTCCCTGTCATCTGGTTCAAGCACACTCGTTCCACCGAAAACCCCAACACCCGCTACGCCAACGCCTACGATCCAGCAATCGTAGCGATGAAAGGCTCGCCGGTGTTTATCCGCCCGGGCCAAGCCAACGTCATTGACATGCCGGCGGTGACGCCAAGCGAACGAATCCAAATCGCACAGCAGCCGGTGGCGCTCGTTGAGAAATTCATCCGTGACATGGTCGCGCCTGGCGCTTTGGTCGTTGACCTGATGGCCGGCAGCGGGACTACTGGGGTGGCGGCATTGCAATGCAAGTGCCGGGTTATCCTGTTCGAGCGTGAGCCGGCGGCTTGCGCGGTAATCAAAGCGAGGCTAGGTGCCCTATGATTCCACACCACAAACTCGAGGATGTACGGCGGATAGCGGGTGAACTCCAGGGCCCCAACCTCGACTTCAAGGCCGAAGAGCTTATCAACGAGATACTGGGGGTTTTATTTGGGCGCAGCTACGGAGAGATTAAAGAAGCTCTGCGAGGAGCGGAACCTCCGGTACGTCGGGACGCGGGGCAATACCCACAGTCTGGTCTGCGTAGTCGGCGAAGCTCCGGGTGAGGTCGAGGAAAGACTTGGATTCCCATTCACCGGCCCATCGGGCCAAGAGCAAGACCGGATGCTCAGCGAAGCTGGCTTGACCGACTGCTGGTTTACCAATTGCTACAAGTGTCGGCCGCCGGACAATGACCTAGCGAAGCTGCCGGGGCTAGGGATTCCACTTGAAGCCTACGAGGACCAACTTTGGGAGGAACTCAATGAAACAAGACCAACGCTCATTATTGCTGCTGGTGCTACTGCTCTTGGCCTTCTTGGCGGCCCTGCTACTTGCGGCCGAGCTGGCCCACAGATTACTAAGTGGCGTGGAAGCCTCCTCACTTGTAGCAGGCTTGGGCATCAGCATTTTGTTATTCCTATTTCTCATCCAGCCTTTGTGCTCCGCGAGTGGTCCGAACGGGACATCTCCATCTTCGTCCTCCGGAAAGTCCGGGAAGAACTAAACTACTTCCTCGCCAACGGCAAGCTCCAACCCTTGCCCGAGCGCCAGCTTATCATCGAACCAACGTTCGATGATGCGTTTGCGTTCTTGAACGAAATCGCCGAAAAGAAAACACGGGTGTCGGTGGATATCGAAATGTTATTTCGGAGGCTTCCATACACCGTGGCTCTCGCCACAAGCCCCAGCGTAGCTATGAGTATTGGGTTTGGGGATTATGAGGGGGAGCATGGAGCGAAGCTGTGGAGGTTGCTTGACAGAATCTTCCGCAATAATAACCAAATTGGGCAGAACTACCTTGGCTTCGATAGCCATTGGCTGGAGACGCTGGGCTTCCGTGTGAACACCGGGCTGGTAGATGACACAATGGTAGCGCATCACGTCCTGTGGCCGGAGCTTCCGCATAAGCTGGAGTTCCTGGCGATGCAGTTTACCCGCGAACCCTTCTGGAAAGACGAAGGGAGGCGGTGGACACCAAAAGACGGAAAGAGTAAGTTGATGAAATACAATGCCAAGGATGCAGCAGTGACCTATGAGGTGTTTCTGAAAGAACTGGAGGAACTCAATTTTCCAAAGCCTTAGCAGCTTCTACACCGACTATGAAATGCCGCTTGCTCGCGCCTTCTTCGAGATTGAGAAGCGCGGCGTCGCCGTAGACCCAGCGAAGCTGGATGAGCTACGACGGTACGTGAACGCGGAGCTTGCCAAAAGCTGTGCTGCCGCAAGCGGGGTTATTGGCAGAGCCGTTGCTCCAAGCACCGCTGAGGCTGTCGCTCTTGGCGAGGGCACGCTCAACCTTGGTTCTCCAGCGCAACTGCTGGTAGAGTTCAAGCGGCTAGGACTGAAAGTCCCAAGGAGCAGGAAGACCGGGAAGGAATCAACTGGTGAGGACCAACTCAATACCATGTTCGCCGAAACCGGCCATGCCTTCCTCCGGGAAATCCTGCGCGTGCGCGAGCTTAGCAAGGTTCTCGGAACTTATGTCAACGCGAAGCTGGCTAACAATATCCTATACGGCTCGTTTGTGGTAACCGGAACAAAGGGCGGTCGCCGCTCTTCAAGGAAGAGCTTCCTTGGTCTTGGGACAGACCTACAAAACCTACCAAAGCATTCCGACCTTGGCAGGATGTTCCGTAGGTGCATCGTGGCCCGGCCTGGAAAGATATTCGTTGCCGGTGATCAAGACCAAGCAGAGGACTGGATTGTCCAAGCAATAATCGCTGATAACTCCGGCGACACCTCCGGTCTTGACGAGCTTCGCGCGGGTGTTGATAGGCACCAAAAGCTGGCCTCGCTTATCTTCTCACGTCCAGCCGACGAATGCGGAAAAGGAACACCGTTCCGCTTCTATGGTAAGAAAACGCGCCATGCTGGCAACTATGGCATGGCCGGTAACAGGCTTTCGGCGGAACTCGCAAAAGAGGGGTTCCATATCAACAAGCAGCAATGCGAGTTCTTCCTGGCAAAGTTCCACGAGTCCGAACCTTCGATAAGGGGGGTTTTCCAACGATATGTTGAACGAGAAATCTCGACGAAAAGGTTTCTGCGAACTCCTTTCGGAAGAGAACGATGCTTCTTCGGATGCCGTCCGTACGGTGACAACTCTTCCATCTTCCGAGACGCTTATTCATACACTCCTCAAAGCACTGTGGGTGACAACACGGGTCTGGCTATCCTTTACTTTGAGGGCTCCTGTCCGGGCCTTGTGGTCATGGATTTGCATGACGAGGTTGTGCTTGAGGTTCCTGATTCGGTCAGTGCAGTTATCCCAGCGGCGGACCAACTCCGCAAAGCCTTCGACCGAGAAATCAGATTTCCCAACGGAACTACAATCGTGATACCAACACAGTTCAAGCTCGGCTACAACCTGAGGGACATGGCCGAATGCGGCAGATACAACGAAGCTGGATTACTGCGTACCTACAATACGTTGAACCAATTGCCGAGAGCCTAAGGAGTTTCCACTTTTGGTCTGCGGCGACGATTATAGCAGCGACTTTGAAGCGGCATGTGTGGGTTGACAGGGGCTCGTGGAAGCTATTCCCTAACATCTACACCGTCCTCGTTGCGGCTCCAGGTGGTGGCAAAGGCGGGGCGATGAACCCGGCCGTAGAGATTGCAAAGGCGGCCGGTACTGTCAATCTCCTCAGCGACCGGCTGACGATGCCTTATGTCCTAGAGAAGCTGTCAAAGGGGTTCCAAGCGCACTCCGTAACCGCGACCGGCGGCGTCGCCTTCGGCACCGACGCATCGGCGTTGTTATACGCTCCAGAGCTTTCAGTCTTCATAAGATACCCTGATGAATACCTCCCCGACCTATCAAATCTGTGGGACGCTAGAGAGGGTGATTACCCGTACTGCACCCGCGGCAAAGGAGAGTTTATGATTCGGTCACCTTCGGTGACTATACTTGCCGGCTCGGCGCCAGCTTGGCTAGTGCGCTCGATTCCATCAAACGCGATTGGCGGCGGATTCACACGGAGGCTAAACTGCGTCTATGGCAGGGAGCAAAAGAACTTCATGCCGTGGCCGGTGCTGCTGCCAAACGACCCGGCGAAGGATGCCCTCATTGACGGCCTACGGCACATCTCAGCGAATCTGAACGGCGAATTTACATTCGAGGACAGCGCCAAGCCGGTCTTTGAAAAGTGCCACTCAGAGTCCAAGTCCAACGAGTTCGACGACGAGGCAACGTCGGTTTACAAAACCTCAAAGTGGGTACACGCAACGAAGTTGGCGATGTCGCTTAGCGCCGCTAAAAGCGACAGCAGGAAAATCAGCAAGGAAGACTTTGAACTTGCGCTAGAAAAAACTGAGGAGGTCATAGCTGACCTAGCTTTGGTCTTCCGCGCCAGCGGCGAGAGTGACCTGGTCGAGGTGGCGGACAAAGTCCTCCGTTTTGTTGAAATCCGAGGCTACGCCTCGCGTGCGGAGATTATGCACCACCTTTGGCGGGATATCGGCTCTACCGAAAACATGAGCATAATCTTGGCAACGCTCCATGAAGGTGGGCTCATAACCGAATACTACCAGGGAAACAAAACTCTCTACAAGACAGTTCCAACAAGGAGTAAGCCATGACCGAAAATTTTTTGCTGCCGACCTCCGGTCGCGTGATTGTCCAGGAGGATCCCTTCAAGTATGAGGGCTTGATCAAGATACCAGACACCGCCCAGCGTCGCCCGACGACTGGCGTTGTCGTCGCCGTCGGCAAATACATAGACGAAGTCGCTGTTGGCGACCGCGTTGTGTTTGCCCAGATGAGTGGCACACTGATTCAGTTCAAAGACCAACCGGCGTTCCGTGTGCTGGTGCAGGATGAAATTCTGGCAAAGGTGGTTGGGGAAAGCCTTGAGCTGGAGGGAACCGTTGCATAGGCAGGAGCCGCCGACCATGCCACATGGCATTCCGGGGGTTTTCGGTCAAGAGACCGAAGGGTGCCAGGGCTGGCCAGCGGCCCTTGCCAAAGCTATTTCCCCTTGCCCTTTTTCAAAGTCGGACCGGAGGTCTTCTTGCCCTTATCCCCCGGTGCGATTTCGAGTGCCTTGCAGGTTGCCTTGACCTGCTCAACGCTAACGCTTGATTTACCAACTGACATACGTTCCTCCGTTGCTATTCAGGATGTAAACATCAAAAACTTTCAACGAAATGCTCAGCACGCTTGACAGCCTTGGTCACCGTTCCCCTCTGGAAGATTCCTTTGGACTTTGTCTCTGGCGGGTAAGCCTTCCGCGCCAACAGTGGCCCAAACGTCGGCACCCGCCTCAGGGCCTCCCTCGCAGCCCGCTTTTCGTACTTATGCACCGTCATCCCAGTAACAAACGGCCACACAGTCTTGCCAGCGTCAACGGCGTCGCTGAAAACGGGGCCGGCTAGAAACCGCCAAGTCGGCTCCTCAGACGGCATTGTAAGAGCGTACACGAGGTCCTGGACTATGCCGAAGCCGCCGACATAGGACAGGTTATCGAGAGCCCGGTCCAAGAGGAGCTTGCTGTCCGGCCGATTCTTCAAGTTCCCCCGCAGAACAAGGTTCTTCGCGTCGGCGAACACCTCACCGAAGGTCGGGAACAACAGCGTCATGTAGATTAACGGGCGAAGCTCGCCGTGAAGTATTGCCGGCTTAACAACGTAGTCCTTGATAAACCTTGTTTGGTTGTACGCGAACTGCTTGTACAACGTAGCCATCCGCATGAACGGGTCTTTACGCCACCCTGCTGGAAGGTCAAGAACGCTAGTCCGGAACTGCGTTATATCGCTGGCGAGTTTGCCGGCGAGTCTTAGCTCGGTGTCGGTCAGGGCGCCGCGGCCGACAGCCGCAAGTGGGTCCCTAACGCCAAGCGTGAGAAGCATCCTCTTTGCGGATTCATCAGCGGGGTTGCGTAGCAGGGTCTCAAAGGCATCCTTTGCAGCGTAGTACCCGGCCCTTGCTGCTATCAAGCGGTTGTAGGTTTCGACACCGCTGAACCCGGTTCCTTTGAGAACCTTAGCGCCGAGTGAGTTGGCTTCAACACCAAGCAAAGCTCGCATTTCAGTCAGCGTGTGGCCATAAAGCGCACCGGTTCGCATGCCGAAGTCCCTGAAATTCCCATGCTCCATCATCATGTCCAACAACGCTTTGGCCGTTGGCCTAACTCCAGCAAATACAACGGTGTTAAGCGTCTGCGACAAGTTGCCAATGACAGCGGAGCCCAACTTTGTCGCAGCCTCAAGGCTGAAAAGCGCCCGCTCGGCTTCGCCAATCATTTGACCAGGCTCGATACCGAGCGTGCTGTGTGAAACAAACTTTGCAAACTTGTAGGCGCTTTCTCCCTCACGAAGCCGGACTTCATCTAAGATGCGGTCCAGAAACTCGTTTTTCGGACCGAAGGTCTCTGCGCCGACAGTACGGACAACCCTGCTATGGAGGTCTTCGAGAATTGTCGAAGGGTCTTCACGGTAGCCTTTCAGGCCCACGACCCTAGGGCTTTCCATCGTGTGGACTTTCTTGGCAGCGGAGCTTTTGGTGAACTCCAGAATCCTGTCAGCCTCCGCCACCGTCTTGGCAAAGCCTGATTTTATCAGGTGCAGCCGGGCTTTATCCAGGTTCATCCCGGCAAACGTTCCTGGGTCCCACCTACGCGGCGCGTAATCAAGAAGCTCTGGCTTGACCGGAACGCCAGCGTTCTTGGACCTGTTGTACCAAGCGGCTTCTAGGTTCCGGGTCTCCCGGGCTACGTTCTTGACGTAGTCGCTAGAGTGAGGCTGGCTGGCATCCAGGGTCTTGTACCAAGATTCCTTCGGGAAGGTTCCGTCCAGGAACGGCTTAGCCCGGTTTTCGAACCAAGCGTCAATCGGGCCTCTTTCAAGGTCGATCGCGTCGCGGTAGCGGAGGAGTGTCTTTGACAGGTACGAGCTTGTTTCACCACTGTCCGCAAGAGCCTTTGCGCCGTTGGTGATGAGCCACTTCTCGGCCTTCGGCCAAAGGTCTTTGGCAACTACACGGAATGCGGTTTTTAGGTAGGCTCCCATTTTTAATCGGGCGGCTTAGTCCTTTTGCCACCGCCGAGTTGTGCCTCCTGCTGCGTCAACGCCTCAGTACGAAGCGCCGCTTTGCGCTTTCCTGCTATGCCTTCAGCGGCCTGCTCTTGCCGCAACTTCTTGGCAACTTCAGTTTCACCAGTAGCCTTTGCCTTCTCAATCAACAGCTTTCGCTTCCGGTCGATGTAGTCCTCGGCCGAGACGCGGCCGGCCCCGGCTTCTTGTTCAAGACCTACTAATTCATTATTAATCTCAGCTACGCTGCGGGGCGGTGCGGCGGCCTTGGCAGCCCGGGCCTTCGGCACAGCCGCGACAAACTCAACATTCATTCCTCTGTCCCTCAAGACATCCCTCAACGCCTGTGGAGCCTTCTTCCCCGGATTCAACTTCATGTGCTCCGCGACGGCGTTTCGGATAACTTCGTCGGAACGAATCAACTCGGCCGCCTTTTCATACGTCATCCTAGTAACTTCCGCCGACGGCGCTACAGCTTGCCGAACCGTCTGGGCCGCTTCTGCGGCCTTCGCCAGTTGAGGGTTCTCCGCTGTGGCTTGCGCGACTGCTTCGGTGGTAGAAGCTGTTGTAGCTTGCTGCGTTGCATGGTATTTTCCAATCGCCTCCTGGGCAGTTATGTTGCCTTTGGCAAGGTTTTCAAGAGCCTCAAGGTTGCGGGCTCCGGCTGGAACTGCCTTCTTGTAAGCGCCGACTTCTTTGTTGGCCTTGGCCCTAAGCTCCGCTGCGGTGAGGCGGCTGGCTACCTTTGTGTCTTTTTCTGTGACCTTCGCGGCCTCAACAGCCGTTCTATCAGCCTTCCTCTCGGCCCTCCTAGCGGCCCTTGCCTCTGAGGCAATCTTGCCGTGTCCCTCGACAACCAAGCGGTGGACATCCTTCTCCTCAACATCAGTCAGCTTGTCAAGTGGCCTTCCATACTTCCTCTGGGCCATCGCCTCAAAGTCCTGAAGAAGAGTCCTGTCGATTGGCGCTGGTGGCGCTCCGGCGGCCGCTGGCGCAGCCCCAGCCGTAGGGGAAACGGCAGCCGCAGGGGTAGCGGCTTTTGGGGCAGCAGCCGCCGGGCTTGGCATCTCCTCCAGCGGACGCCCTAGGATACGGCGGACAAGCCGGCGAAGAGCAGGGATGCGCTCGCCGACGGCGCCAAGAACACCGCCTGCGACGGCAAATCCCGTGCCAGTTTCAACAAGCTCTTGAGGAGTTTTCGCAAACGAAGTTGCTTCTACCATCGCACGGGGTAAAATACCGGCAGCGCGGCTTAGGAGCGGAATGCCCTTAGCGGCCTGGACCTCCGGAATGAGGGCCGCTGGGGCCGCTGAAGGCGCGGCTTGGCCAACGACTTCGGCGAGGCCGCCGACTATTGGGTGTGCCTTCTGATATTCCTCAGACAGACCAATCGTTGTCTCACCGCGCTTTAGGTACTCCTCGCCGGTCCGGGCCAAGGCTCTCTGTGCCTCAACACCCGCTGGCCCTGGAGCAAGACGGTTGAGGTAGCCAGCTAGAGTGTTCACGTTAGCAATGCCTTTGGCAAAGCCCGCCGAAAGTGGGTCCGCAATTGAAGGCTTCGGCATAGCTGCGCTTGGCGATGGCGCCTGACCGCGCTCCAGCGGCGCTGGCATTGCTTGGCGCAGAACGCCGCGAACGAACTGTTGCTTGGACTGCTCTACCTCGCTATCCGCCAAGCCCTTGGACAGCTTGGGACGAACCGTCAGCGTCCACAACCGCGAAAGGGCACGCTCCTGCAACTCAGGCGGTAGCCTCGCTAGGCGCGCCCTAAAATCAGGGCGGTTCGTCAAAGACCCAACTTGGGCCGGATTAAGGTTAAGACCCCCCACCAGATTCTCCCATTATCAGATATTTCAACAACTCATCATCCTTGGTCTCCATCAAGCCCTGCAAGTCATCAACTTCCTTCTCGACCTGCTGAGCTTGGCTTAGAAACGCGGCGGCCTCATCGTCTTTGTCAGCCTTCAAGAGAGATGTATAGTTATTCCGCAAGTTGCCAGCCTCAGCTTTTTTGGCCGCTAAAAGCGCCCGAAGGTTCTTATTGTATTCGTCCTGAGTTCCACTGTGGCTCAACTTCGCAACGGCCGTCAGAGCATCGCCGCGAAGCCGCTGGACCTTCTCCCGAGACTCGGCATCAATGACAGCCTTGGCCAGGACTGTCTGCCGAGCCAACGCGCCGGTGATTTCGCGTGACACAATCAGGTCATGCGTCATCTGCGTCCTGGCATCCAGCGTAGCTCTCTGGACAGGGCTTAGCTCAAACCCAGCAGCGAACCTAGCAGCTTGGTGCTGCTCTTCCCGGCCCAGGGGACTAGCGCCAAGCATCTCCGGCCCCCGGCCCTGCTGCATCATCTTTTGCTTGACACTCTCTGCCATTTCCGCCGTTCTAGCCTGCTCAGCGCCCGCGCGGGCCTGCGGCGTAGTCCCAGTCATAAACAGCGGTTGCGCTCCGGCACCGGCCTGCGGCGCCGGCTTCGCCGCCCCCTGCTGCTCCCTCTGCTGCGCCTCCTTAACAGCTTGCTGCGCACCGACAGCCTCGGGCGAAGTTTCGCCCGGCTTCATCGCTTCTGCAACCGACCCGTAGATTTCCCTCAAGACCTTCTGTTTCTTCGGGTCGCTCATAATCGTCTGGATGATGCGCTTGTTCACCGGATCATCAGGGTTCTCATACGCCCTGAGAAGAACACTCATAATGTTTTGGGCTTCCGTCCGCTTCCGGTCTTCCGCCTGTTGCTTCATCCGTGAAATTGATTGCATTATGTTGCTGACGGCGCCGGAGACCGTCGCTGCTCTAGCACCACCTTTAGTGCGGAACTCGAAACCAGTTTCGTAGCCGCCAGGGGCGACGTATGGCCTCGAACCGGGCATCTGCTGCAACGCAGGCGCAGCGCGAGCGGCTCCGCCAGGAGGCACAGGCCCTGGCACAATCGCCGGCGGAGCCCCGCCAACTTGGCCTGGGAAGCCTTGGGCCTGCCCCTGCGGCTGCATTTGCGCCTGGATTTGCCCAAACTGCTTCAGCATTGGTGCAAGCACTTTCGTAATCTTCTCGAACAGGGCGGCGTTTCCCCCAGGAGCAGCCCCGGCTTGGGCCGCCGGGTCCGCACCACCTGGAGTCTGTACGACATTTTTCAAAAGCTCGCTGAGGTTGCCAAGACCCATATTAGCCACAAAAACCTCCTACATACCAATATCACCACCGGAGGTGACCTCACCACCCGCTCCGGTGTAGATTCCACCGCTGCTACCGCCGCCTCCACCTCTGATAGTCCCGTAGAGGTCAGCAATGCCACTCATAATCGACCCCGCAGAGCCCGCCAAGGCTCCGCCAACGCCAAGTCCGTAGGAACCTCCAAGATACGGCGGAAACGTAGTCGCCATCCCAAACATCGCATTTATCAACGGCCCATACTCAGGACGAGTCCGGATGAACTCGGCCAAGAGCCTGTCAATTGACGCCTGGTCGTAGCCCTGCAAAATCTCGGAGAGGTTGCCCATGCCCGTGGCCAGGAACTCTGAGGCGCCCATCTGCCGGGCTCTAGCGGCTTCCAAAGCCTGGGTCTGAGCCTGCATTAGCTGGGCGTTGATGTCTTTCTCTGTTTGGCCGTAGTAGTCTCCCATGGCCTGGCCAAAAGGCGATGAGGCAAGATTGCCAGTAAACGCGAACTGCTCCCGCATTCCTTCGGCGCCTTGACCAATCTGCCGCTGCATAGCCTCGACCATGGCTTTCCAAGCCGGAGTCTGGTCGACTGGCATCCCTGTCTTGGACATCTCCGACAAAGGCCCCAAACCAGGCGTTTCACCAGGCTGGCCGGTTTGGTAAAACTTCATCAACGCCTGAATCAACGGGTTGAGCGGAGCCGTGAGCTGTCCAGCTCCAGTCTCACCTCCGGTAGGAAGCAACGCTGACAAGTCAAACGGAGTTGCACCTTTGCCCATTTGGCTGGTCAAGAATTGCAGGAAGTTCTGCGTAAACGATGGGTCAAGCGGGTTGACACGCCAAAAGTCGGCCTGGCCAGGGTCAGTCAACATTGTACCCTGCTCATACGGAATGCCAGTGTCGCTGTATCCACGGCCAGTAGAAGCCGGAGGCACAACCCCCGGCGAAACCTGCGGAGAAGGCGGTAGCGGGTTGAACCATTGGTTCGAGCTGCCACCAGGCGCGCCACCGCCGCCATCAAGTGCTCCTGGTCCATACGGCCAAGTTCCCATTTTTCTCAATACCTCCCTGCGAGCGTGTACGCCCGTTTAACAGGCTTTAGCGCCCTGGAATGACGCCAATCTTCGCGTTCCCGTTTCTTAATACGCCCCGCGAGCAAGCCCAACCTTGTTGGGTGCTTCGGGTCGCCGTGCAAAAGCATGTGAATCGTTGTCGCCTTCTCAAACTCCAGCAGTTCCATGAACCCGCGTTCAGCGGCGCTCAAGACCAGGACTTCGAGCCAGTCCCTTGGAAGCAAAATCTGCGTCACGCCAACCAGCGTATCATCAATTGGATGCTGGAGGTAATACCTCGACCGAACCTGATACGTCTTGTCTGGAGGAGGGTCGAACCCGATGGTTCCCTTGAACCTGTACCAGACAGACGGAGTTGAGGGCTGCTTTGAGCTTTTGTCAATATACTGGTACGAGCGAGATTCCAGCTTGCGCCAGCGACTGTTTGTTGGCGGGTCAAGCCACAAGCGGAAGTTCAGGAAACCAAGGTTCACATCGCCGGTGTTGACGAATAAAGCCTCGTCGTACTCAGCTAGGCCGATTGTTAGGACGCAGTCCGGTCCATTCTCCTCAAGCTCCACAAACTCGTTCCGGAAGTCCGGGTTAGCAGAAATCTCCAGCAGGGCGTCGCGCAGCCAAATCTCGGCGCGTGTCTTGTCGGAAACTCTGTTTTCAACCCTTGCAATGACTTCATCGGCTAGGGAACCGATGGTTGGTGTTGTTACGACGGCTCCAACTACAATAGCCATTTGTACCTCACATATTCGTTACGCCCGCGCTGAGCGCGTAGGCATTGGTCAGGGTCCCGTCATAGCGGAAACTCTGTGCGCTGCACTTAGAAAGCGTGGACCCGATAGTCATCCCACCCAGCACGTTGGTGGGCCACACGAACGTCCGGCTGCCGGTGCCGTCCTGACAGATGAGGAAATCAATCTGCTGCCCTGCCGTGGCATTCGAGAGCGTGGAGCTGGTCACATTGTCCGTCAGCGTGATCTTCTGCGTGTTGCCGAGACTGGCATCGAAAGTCGGCGTGGCGGAGAAGGTGACGGTGTTGATTGGAGTCCAGGTCCCTGCCGCCTCGGAGTAGTTGCCATACCGTTTCAGATTGGCAATTCCTGCGCCGCCAAAGTCGTTTGCACCGCCAGCCGCGGAGTCGCCGAGATGGTTCCCTTGGGCAGTCAAATGTTCCGGTGGGGTTGTATCGCTCACCAGAATCTCGTACCCCAGGAAGCCAACAATGCGGTTGCTGGAGATGTTAATGTTCTTGTTTACGAGGGCTGTGGCGGCTTGTACCTTGATGCCGTCGGAGGCCCCGCCTGCGCCAGCCTGGGTGTTTACGAACGTGTTGCCGCTGATCGTACCGTCTCGCGCCCCAAGGATATTGACCCCATAGGTATCGCTGGTAAGCTGAACGGTGTCGTATTTGGCCACGTTCCCGGTGATGGAGAAGCCTTTAGATTCATCATTGGCAAAAGTGGCGTTCCCACCGATGTAGATGCAAGCGGCCCCGCTGTCCCCGGTATCTACCAAGCAAGAGTTCCCGGTGAACACGGCGTTGTCGACTCCGATGGCGCGGAATTGAACGCCGCCGTACTGATTGCCTTGAGACGGGTTCCTGGCCTGGTTGCCGATCCAACTGATGTTTCTGCCTTCTGATACCTGCAAGCACCTTCCGTCACCCAAGCACTCATTAAACTCGAACTTGCCGTCGAAGAAAACCCGCGTGTTTGCCACCATAGATGCCGGGCTGGCCTCTGCGCCATACCACCTGTGGGTTATGCCAATGTCCGGCGCCTGCGTGTTAAACTTGTTGTGGCGGATGCTCCAATTCTTAACGAAGCGCGTAGTAGCCGTGGATTCGAGCTTGATACCTCCCATCTGTGCGGCGGTCGCCAGAGCGCCCGTCACCGTCAGTTCGTAGTTGCAGGTATCTGAGACGAAACCGTCAACGTGTTGGATATTCAGGGCAGTCACGCGGACGAGATAGTATTCGTCAAACGCCACACTTTCCAGGGCGCGGGTCGCTTTAATCGTTGCCCCGTTGCACAGCAAATGGAAATTGTTTGCTGGGCCGGACACGTTGTTCCAAGTGACGTACATTCCAGAAGTCGAACCAACCCCAGAAGCAAGAGTCAGGACTGTGGTTGGTGAAAGCTCCAGGGTTATGTTCGGCTTAGTGATATTGATTTGAGCGGCGGCACTCTGAGCATCTGTGAGTCCACGCGCATCTATTGTACCGCCTGTGATTGGTAGTGCGTCGTGGCAAGCCTGAATCTTCTCCCCTGCATTTGCGCCGCCTTTTCCGTCGGCCTTACAGACTTTATTGAGCGAGGATACAGTCGCATCTCCAACAACGGCTAGGTCTCCGGCGATGTTTGCAGTGGTGAAGTTACCAGCCACCGCATAGAAGTTCAGCCAGCGTCTTAAGGGAACCAAAGTACCCAAGTCGTAGGCAGCATCGACCGAAGGGTATAACCCCCCAGCTACAGCGCCCGGCGTGACGGGCGTACTTAGGGAACGCAGCGCGACATGCCTTATTACCGTGGTGTAGCCGCTGAACGAAACTTCGATGGCGACCTCGCTGGAAACAGCGTAGAATTCGTAGTTGCCGGTGGAGCTTGACAGAAATGGATTGGCCAGCGGTGTAGTGAGCGCGTAGTCGGAGTAGATTGTTGCCAACGGCGTACACGGCGTCGTTGTAGCCGGCTCTGTACAAACGCGGATGGAAGCTCCAGCGATTGGCTTCCCCGAAGGGGAAAACGCAACATCGAAGTAGTGGGCAGAGTCAGTGGCGAAGAGCGCCGCTGGCAGTAGCAGAAAAGCCGCAAAAAGCAGAAGTTTTTTCCTCATCCGTGAGCCTCCAGCGCAATCGTTACAGCAATCCAAATCTCCTCCGCCCGTGCCTTGGCAGCGAGCAGTTTCTCAAACAGCCAGCCAAACGCTGCTCGGGAACCCCGTATCTCATCCGCGCTCTCCCGGTAAGCACCGACAAGGATACAACCTTCGGTATCCGCATCGGTGTTCCCAGAGTGGATACGGATGCCGGTGAAGCCTGGAACATCCAGCACTATCGGCATGTCCCGCTTGTACCGAGCGGACGGAGTAATGTCGACCCTGTAGGTCCCGGTAGGAATAGCCGTGACCTTCGGTATCTTCCACTCCGAGACGGGCTTGCCAGGAACCTCCCGGACGGTATCTTCGAGGGTGTAGCACTCGAAGACACCATCAATGAAAAGACGCCCAGCGGAGCTTTTCGGCGTTATTTGCTCACGCACCAAGTCCAGCTTCATGGCTACTTCGGCTCCTTAAAAGCCTTGTAGATTTTCACCTCGGCGCCGATAAGCTCAATGGCCCCCTGCTCAAACAGCGCCTCATCGGCAAGTTCCTGCTTAGCAAAGAACTCCGAGTTCCTGATGACTTCCTTCACCTGAGGCAGAATCAGAACCAACTTGTCGAGTTTGCTGCCGCCTTGCTGCCTAACGATCTCTCCGACGGCTTCAGCCGTAGCAAGCAGGTTCCCGACTGCCTCGAACGGGTCCGGCCCTGGGATTACCGCGCCGACAGCGACGGCTACAGGACGAGCTTTGGCAATCCCTTTCCAGATTCCCTTTCCAACCTTTCCTAGAAAACTTAGTAACGACATACATCCTCCTTTGATTTTTTTACTTCGTCAACCCCCGAAACGTCCCACCCCGCAGGGTCAAGACAATCTGCCCCGTGCCGCTAGTTGAAACATCATCGGGGGAACTTGCCGCGTCGGTCGTGAATCTGATTCGCCCGGTGCGACTCCCGCCCGCCACTGGGGTGAACGAGACATTCACCGTGCAACTCGCTGCTGGTGCTAGGGTCGCCCCACAGGTGGTCGAGTCGATAGCGAAATCTCCCGGACTGGTCGGCGCGGAAGTCGTCGAGGCCACAATGCTCGTGATATTCAGCGTCGCATCGCCGGAGTTGTAGAGCGTGATCTGCTGTGTGTCACTTGCGCTGCCCACCGTCAACGCGCCGAACCCAAGGCTGGATTCCGTGAGACTGACTGCTGGCGCGGGCGGTGCCCCCGTTCCAGTTCCCGACAAGGAGACAGATTGCGGACTGTCACTGGCATCGTCAGTGAAAGTTACGGCGGCGGTGTGCAGGCCCAAAGCCAGCGGCGTGAAACTCACGCTCACGGTGCAGGAGTCGTCCACCGCCAAGGTTGACCCGCAGGTGGTCGAGTCAACGGCGAAATCGGCTGCGTGTGCACCAGTAATCGAGCTGTCGGAAATCTTCAGCGTGGCCCCACCGTTGTTCGTAAGCGTGATTATCCTGGGCGAATCGGCACTGGTGTTGCCGACATTGGTGTCGTTGAAGTTGACCGACACTGGAGTTGGGCTTGCTTCTGGCCCTGCGCCCAATGGCCCAATGCAGGGTGGAGAGGCACAAGTTCCGCTGGCTAGAACCACGTCGTCCCAATACCGTAACTCGTCCATCGGTGCCCACTGGACGCGGTTGACCTGCTCCCCAATGTTGAACTTTGTGATGCCGGTTGGGTAGCCGAGACGTATATCCCAGCCTCCTGTATGACCGGAGGAGGAAGCATCCGTGAGCGTATTCAGGATGAGAACGGGAGCGTCACCGGTTTTCGCCAGCCAAATCTTTACGTAGCCGTCGTTGTATGTCCCGCCACTAGCGTAATTGGCTGGGTCAATCGCTCCAGAAGTGTTCGCCACAACCTGAATCTCAAGGTAGTAGTGAATATCATAATCCATCCACGCGATTGGGAACGAACTTCCTGTGCCCCAATACCTGTCGTTGGCCATGTATCCGAGTATGAATTGCAATCCCATCCGGTGTATGCCACCGTTCAGGGCATCAAAAGAGGTAATAACTGGCGCCCAGCAATGATCTGAACACGGGTGGCCATCGCCCGTATCGCCTGCCGGGTCTTTCAGATAGAGGAGTTTGCGCTGGATGCTTTCAACTGCCGCACCGAAAGTGGTGGACGATTTAATGTAGACGTAGCCACGGAAGACGAACTGCTCCAGTCCGGGAGATTGTACACGCTGAGCATACTTATCACGACTGTCAGATGTGCTGCCGCAGCCGGTAACTGAGGTGGGCAAGGCGGACCCTGCAATCAATCCCGTTCCTGGCTCCGTCCAATCCGTGCCGAGGTTGACACTCGAAGTGGTTTGCTTTGTTTCCGTGCCTGAAACCGTCGAGGCATAGACGTTGTACTGCGTAACATCACCAGTGGACGCTGCAGGGGAGGTGACCTTGAGGAGTTTGTTGGCATCAATCGCCAGGGTAGATTCGGCAGAATACCATGTCTCTCCGGGGGCCAGCGTCTTGCCGGTAACAACCACATAGTAGGTCCGAGCGCCGAGCGCTCCGCCTGCTGTCTGGCTCAGTGAAGGCGCGGCGGGAGCAATGGCCTTGTTGATAGTGGGTTTTGCTGCACCCGCCACCATGCCGGTGATCGGCTCAGTCCAGATTGTTCCGATCTGGCAGGAGCCATCAGCATTAGCGGCTGCACATCCCACCCCGGCAGCGTTCTGAAGCGTAACCCCAGCGGCAGTCGTGCCCAGGTAGACGTTGTATCCAGTCGCGGGCAAGACACCGTTCGAGTAAGCGGCAGGACTGGCAAACCGAAACACATAGTTTGCCGCATGAGAGCCTGAGTCCGATGACCCCGCTAGGGTCTCGCCCGCAGCATTGACATAGGATACCCTGCGGTATATGCCGCTCTCTGCAGGTGCCCCTGTTCCCGCAACATTCGTCACTGAGGGAAAATATGGTGCCGAGTAACCGCAGCGGGTATAATAGCTACGCGAAGCGTAGGTTCCAGTGTGCGCCAGCTCATTTGAAACCGTCGTCCGAAAATCGGATGCTGTCCAACCGACAAAGGCCCCACTCTCCAAATTATCCTGCCAGACAATAGTGACCTGGGCGGGGGCAGGAATGGCAGCAAATAATAAAATCAACGCGCTTTTGAGGATTCGAGTCATTCGGTTACCACCACCCGTTTCTTGGCACCGCCCGCCACACCGTCCTTGAATGTAACCACCTGCATCAGCCAGACGCCACTTGCGCCTTGGGTCGCGTCGGCTGCCTGAACCCCAATCGCAGTTACATTTTTGTATTCGGCGATGACGTTGTTCCCGGTATTGGCAAGGGTAAAAGTCGCGCCTTCGGTGCCAGTCGCCGCCCCACCTAGATACCCGAAACCGTAGACCAACTCATTTGCCTGAGCGGTGTTCCCGGTGTTGCCGCTTGCCAAGTCCGTGCCCGAACTGGCACTGGCTCCAGCGAATACATCTGCGACTGAGGAGGTGGCCGCACCCGACCACTCTGAAGCCTCCATGAGCAGCGTTCCACTCCCAGACGCCCAAGTGAAGGTCACCGTATTCGCTGCCGAATTTGCGGCAATGGCCCAGAAAGTCTCAATGCGGCGATCTGTGGAATAATTGGTCTGGATGACAGAGGTATATGTATTGCCCTGAGAATCACTTACGGTTCCGCCGGGATTACTAGCTTGAGCATGGTAGATGGACGCGATGATTAGATTGTTGGCGGTGACATTCGAAGCGAATATCGCATGAACGTGGGTGTCATTTGTCGCTGTACGCTTGATTTGGACGAGGGTCACCGTGGCATAACTTGGAATTGCGGCCAGCACGATGAACCATATAACGAGGACTAGTTTTCGCATCGGTCTCCTAGTAGTACTCAATGAAGATCCTCAAATCTGTCGGCGCATTGGCGATGGCCGAGGGCGTAATCGCCACCGGAACGCGAGCAGCGATCCCGCCGTTTGTGATTGTGTTCACGTCGCAACCTGAGGCGCACGAGGTCTGCTGGTTGGTGTCGCAGACCAATTCCGCGCTGAGCACGTCTGTACCTGCTGTATCCGGTGTGGCTGCCGCACGTTCCTCCATGTTTAGGTCCACCGTCGAGGTCGCCAGTTTCGTCGAGCAAGCGACGCGGGTGATTGTAACGGCCACAGGAAACATGAACTGAATTCGCCCCGAGTCTGCAACCACGGGCGTGTCTATCCAGATGCTCTTGATGCCTATGCCGCAGGCTGCACCCGCATCGCCTACTCCGCCACCTGCTAGCCACTTTACGCAGTTATCTGTGGTCGGGTCCGCACCCGCTGCCTTGGTCACCAGTAGGGCTGCGGGAGAACTGCCAAAGAGACTAGCCGGACTTGTAAGGTTGGTCTGCTTCGCCGTCCCATCATAAAACTTGCTAAGCACGGCGGCTGGGGCCGTGTTGTTGAACCAGAATTTGCCAGCGACCAGATCACCACCGGTGGGGTCGGCTGCGGGGGTCATGTAGCCCAAGCCTGCGCCTCCGATAGTAAGCCCAGTCGCAGGGTCGTAGGTCAGCCCTGTATCGCCACCCACAGTATCGGTCCCAGTGAAATAGGCAACTTGATTGGCCGTAGCCGGCCCGACGGCACCTCCTGGCCTGCTAATATACCCCGTCCACACTGCGGTCACGGAGCCTGTACCGGTGAACGTCGTCACGAAATGGATGCGAACGTAGTTCACGGTGAAGTTGTATGGGATAGTAGCCCCATTCGAGGAACAGTCCTGAACGGCGATAATATCTCCATCACCCCACGTTATGTTGTCTGCTGAGGAGTCAACCTGTACCGAACAGACAGTCACCGTCCCGGACTTTGTCCAGGTAAGTATGTGCCAGGAGATGGCGGAGCCGATTAGGCGGACGCCAGTGTCGGCGCCGATGGCAGAGGCGGCGTAAGACCTCAACCCAGAGTACACAACAGTCTGCGCCTGCAATGGGAGCAGGGCGGCCAACAGCAGCGTAGCTAGGAGCGCCAGCTTTTTCATAGCAAGTAAATCCTCACTTCGCCAGAATCGCAGGTTGGAACAACCAACCCATCAACCCAGCCAATTTTGCCGCTCCGCTCGGCGGACAAGTCGGACTTGCCGTTGCCGTCCCAAACTTTACGGCCCTGCCGGTCCTGGACAGCACAAACGTGGGTCTCGACAGTGTAGCCGACAAACTCAATGTGTTCGACCTTGACCATGTGGGTGAAGATTGGCGTTGTACCGGCTTCGGCTGCGGGGACCGCAATTACTCGGCCGGTTGCTTGGATTGCCATTATTGTATACCTCCTAGGTATGATGCGGCGTTGATGTTCATGTTGTAAACACCTATGTTTTCTTACAAAAGATGACTTTCACAAATGCAGGACGGTTGTCAAACTGCTCGCCTGTGAAAGTCTCTGCCGGAACGGTATGCGTGTGCGTCGGCAAGGCCGAGCCAGTAAACGTCGGTGCAGGATGCGTATGTGCCTGCGCCGCGGCGTTGCTTGAACTCGTACCGATCTTCACCGCCGCCGTTGCTGTCCCTGCAATAGCGCTTACAGCCCCCACTGGCGTCCCAGCACCCGTCGGGCCGGTAGTGGTGGTGCTATTAGTCCCTTGCGGAGTGATACTGTTCGTCCCACCTGCTCCACCGATGTCGGAGTTCGCTGCAACGGTTCCTAGGAGGAACTTGCCGTTGAGTGAAACCTCTTCCGTCCATCCCGACCCTAAAGTAGCAGAGCAAGTTCCCGAAACGATAAGGACGACTGCACCGGGTGAAAGCCCTGGGCCTGGAGGGCCTTGCGCTCCTGTATCTCCTTTATCACCCTTAGCTCCAGTGTCGCCCTGCGGCCCTTGAATACCTTGTGGTCCCTGATCGCCGGTATCGCCTTTCGCTCCCGCCGGTCCTACATCCCCAGTATCACCCTTTGCCCCCTGCGGACCAGTATCTCCCGTATCGCCTTTGGGGCCGACAGCACCATCGTTTCCAGGAGGTCCTTGTGGGCCGGTGTTGCCCTGCAAGCCCTGGGCGCCGGTATCTCCCGTATCTCCCTTAACCCCCTGCGGGCCGGTATCCCCTACATCACCTTTGTCGCCCTTCGGGCCTGCTGGTCCTACATCGCCAGTATCTCCCTTCGGACCCTGAGGCCCAGGTGGCCCGCCTGCGCCCTGCTTCTTCCAGACACCAGGCTCCTCGCCATGCTTCTCACAGGTGTAGAAGTCTCCGTTAGAATCGTCAATAGCAACGTAGTTCGGGAAACACACACCCGTCGGCACGCCGCTGAAATTGAACGCAACAGCAGGCCCGCGGTGTAGCGGCTGCGCAGCCGCGCTGGCGGCAAAGAGCAGCGCTGCTAAAAGATAAATAGTACCAGCGGAACTTCGCCAATTGTAGACCTTAACGAAATGGTTGTTTCTGTCCATGCGTCTGTGCCGTCGTAGATTTCTGTGGCTATCTCCCTCCGCGCGACGAAATACCCAGCCGGCAGCCTTCCCAGGTTATGGGTTACGGAGAAGTTGGTGTCCGGCGCGAACGGCGTAGTAACATCAGCCCAAACCCCGTCAATGTTATCCGAGTTGGTGCCATCTCCGAAAGAGATTCTCCCATTGACAATGCCAACAAGTTGTTCATAGCCCAGTCGGATAATCCGGCAAAGCTCACCAAGCCACGACTCCGTCAAAGACGGCTTCCGAAACTCCAGCGTTGGCTTCGCCCTAGGCATCAAGCATTCCTATGCTCCCCGGAAACATCGTAGACCGGGGTGAATTCTGCGAAGCTTGACGGCGAGTTTGCGTCGCCGTCAAGACGCCAATCAAGGAACATCCCGGAAAGGCTGACTGGCACGGTGCGTACCACTGGGTCGCCAGACCCAGTCCCAGCAAACGAAACGGATTCCGTATGCACCTGGCCGCGTTCGTTGCGGAACCTCACAGTGAAACTCAACGGCCCAAGGTCGTAGAAGACAATCCGGAACTTCTTGACAGTCTTGCCGTGGCGAGTGTCGTTCATCGCAAGACGGCCGCTTTGGATGAACCAGGGCGACTCAGAATAACCGGTGAAATCGACAAGACCGGGGGTTCCGTCGGAGAAGCCAACGAGCATCGAATCCATCCCGCCGTTGACCGGCAGGCCGGCAGGAGTCCAGTTTTGGTCGGCAATCGTGCCGACAAGGTCGCAGATGCGGATAGCATGGAAGTCGGAGAACGTAGATACCAAGTCAACCGCCTTATCGTAGGCGAAGCGTGTCCAGCTTCCCTCCTCGATGTTGTAAACCCAGACGGAGCCACCGCCGGGAATCACCAGCCAGTAGGCATTGAAGGCGTTGCCGGAGATGCTGGAAGAAACAAAGCCATAGACCTTGTCCAGGTCAGCGACTTTTAGCTCGGCAAATATCCGCGCCCTCGCGCCCAGGCGGGCGGCGCCAGCAATCCCATACTCGCTCGTCATCGCCCGGCTGCCTATGGGCACGCTATTAGTGCCGTCGAACATATAAATGTCGTCTTTGCCGACATAGAACGCAGCCTGCTCGCCGAAGACTGCCAGGGAATACGGTGCGGTGTTGCCTCGATTGTTCTGGGTAATCGCCCTGAAATCAAACGGACGCAGCGCAACACCAGTCGGAACAATTTGAACAATGCCACGCCAGTGGAACTGGTAGCCAATCTGGGAGATTCGGCACAGGCCAGTTATTGGGCCGAGGTCACCAAGCTCATCGTGGACTCCTGCGGAGTATGATGTCCAATCCGTAGGATCGCCGCTACGAGTCCAGCGTGTACGCTGGTGGCAACGGCCGCCTTCAATGGTATCTGCGACAACAAGGTGCGTCCCAATCTCAGCTAGATACCGGGCCGGAACAGCGTTCGCGCTTGCGGCAGCAAATGTATCCGTAATGCCGTCCCAAAGCTGGACTTTGTCAATTCCATTCGAGAACAGCAGCTTGTGGTTGACGACAGTCCAGCCAAAGAGCCTCGGCGGCGCGCCGGCCAACGTGCCAGTGACATCCGACCATGTTCTGGTGCCGGACTGCCACACTTTGATCTTTGTTGGGGTTATGACGCATTGAACCCTGTTCCCGGCAACCGTAAAGAAATCAGCTATCGCTAGGATTGACTCGCCGATGCTGGCTAGTGGCGTGTAGCCTGGCCGAACGTCCGCCCTAGCAGAACGGAACATTATGTTCCGGCAGTCGTAGAAGCCGAGGTTGCCAAGGACATGCTGTGGGAGCTCCGATTGAATCCCGCCGAAAGGCCCGCTCATCGGCAGTTCTGGAAGCTCGTCTGGACGAAGTTGACCTGGCGGTAGAATTGGCATATTACAAACCCAACCATTGCATAGCAAATTCTGGGCTGAGGTTGGGGGTCACAATGCAACTAACCGTTATGCCGCTGTCTTGGTACACCTGCAATTCCACATAGTCATTCGCAGCCAAATGATAGACGGTGGTGACAACTCCAGCATTACTCGCTGTAAGCCGCGGGGTCCAGGTCGACCGCGCCAGGGAGGTGCCTCCATTGAGCAGAATAGTAGACCCGCGGAACCCTAAAGCGCTAATCGCAGCAAAATCGACCATGCCCACAATTACATACGTTCCGGCCTTCTGCGCGGTGAGGCGGCCGGGGTTGGCCCCTGGATCGTGCAGCCCACCATTGTCGTACCGTTCTGTATCAAAAGTGAGCTTGGTATCTACGCCGCTAGGGATGTTAATCGGTGCTGAGTTGTACACCCGCGCTCCATCCGGCGTCGTAGGAGCCACCAGCGAAATCTCATCCCACCCAGTCCCGTTCCACCGATACACCTTGGCTTCATCGGTAGCAATGTAGGTAAGCCCTACGAAGACCGCCTCCGGCGTGGGCCTGCTGGCGATCGGCCCGGACAGGAACAACCGTTCACGGATGTCAGTTTTAAGGTAACGAGTGACCTGCCCCAGCAAACTAGCAAGTTGGGTATCTGGGGGATCGCTTTCAACCCACGTTCTGCTGTACACCACTGGCAATCTCCTCTTCGGAAATCCCTAGTTTCTCCAAGTCGTCCCGGACTACGTCGGCGAGGTCGGTTCTGAATTGCTTGCCGGGAACCTTCAGCTTATCCGCAATCTTGTACGCCTTGTTGAAAGCGGAGCGGACAGAATCGCCATGGCCTGTAACAACCCCAACAACGTTGGAGCCGTCAGCCTTGACCAGTTCCTTCCGGGAGCCTAGCATAAGCGAACACGGGTCAAAGTGGTTCAGGTCGCCCTTATCCAAGCCGCGGATTGTAACCCCTGACTCTGACTTACCTTCCTTGTGCGGCCAAGGCGATAGTGTAACTCGAACGCCGGCCCCAAACCCAGGTCTCAGCGGCATCTCGACGCTCGACTGGTCCCGGGCAAGGTCAGACAGGAACTTCCCCACCTCACCGTCGAAAAGCTCCAGAAACAGGGTTGGCGCTGCGTCGTAGCCGAACCTAGGAGTAAATTCAAGGCCATAGGCTTTGCCGTCCTCGGTCACGATTGCGTTAATATCAATTGGGCCGATGTAGTGATGGCCAGCAAGGAACTTGGTCATGCCACAAAGAAGCGGGCAATCGTCTGGGCGTGCCCAAACGACATTACCGGTACATCCCCCAGACGGTCCCAGGTCGCCATTCATCAACTGCTTCCGCTCAATGGTGTGGTTGAAGGGCTTAAGAAAATCAAGCCCATTGAACCAACCTTCAGTTGAGAGAGCGACACCCTCAAGGAACTCCTGCAACTCAAACTCCGGCTCGCCGTAGCTCTTCCTCTCAGCGTGGTCCAGAGCCTCAAGCATGTCCTCCCGGCCGAGCGAGACATAGCTTGGAACAACTCCACTAAGGTCGCCGGTAGGCTTAAACACCAAGCGGCCCTCAAACTCATCTACAAAGTCAGTGGCCTTGTCCCAGTCCTTAAATGACCACGACTTGGGCGTTTTGATGCCGCAGTCGTGCATCACTTCGTCAGCGAATTTCCTGTCAGCTTCCAGACGGTCGGCTAAGACGTTACCACAAGCGGTGGGAAAACCGCCCAGACGGAGCGCGTCCATGATGCAGCCGAATCCATTAACGTCGGCGATGATGTTGGTCTCCGGGTCAATGGAGAACTTCCAGTCTGTCACCTTCGGTACAAGCCCGTCCCCGATAGACTGGTGGTCCAGGCCGCGAATCCACATGGCAACTTCGTTGCCCTCATCAAGGACCCGAAGGGCGATGCCAAGACCAGCGCCGGCTTCCGAAAGGAACAAGAATTTCATTTCCTGGGCATTAGCTCCAGCAACCTATCCAGCTTTGCTTCAACCCGCTCAAGGCGCTTCTCTATCATGTCAGTGCGGACGGTGTTGCTCTCAGCCCGCATCTCAAACGCCTTCTCCACCCTGCCATCGACCTGGGAGAACGCTTCTTCTACCTTGCTGTCAACGCGGGAGGAAGCCTGCGTCCAGGCAATGTACAGAGTTAGAAGCCAAAACACCGCGACTATAACGTACTTGTAGATGCCGTTGTGGTTCTGTGACTCTGCCATTAGGTGTCCCTCACAATGTCGTCAATGACGGCTTGTGGAACAAAGCCCTTGATGCCGAGCTTCCGCTCAGCGTACTTCAACTTGTCCAAGTTCTCGTCGGTCATTCCGCCGGAACCGCCGTACACGCGCCGGAGGTTCTCCGCCTGCTCAGCGCGTGTACGACCGATTTTGAATCGAGTTTTGCTCGTCTTAATGAGCATAAGTTTATGCCCAAGCAATCAACCCGGCTGCATCATAACAGCCAACGATGGTGTTGCCCGCCAAAGTCACGATTTCATTCGTCACTGTATCCTTGCAAGTTGCATTGTCAGTGGCAAAGTGACATTCGCTAACCAGAAAATCGGTGCTGAGCAGGTCGTAGATGTACGCTGTGAGCGCACCGGCTCCTGCAAATGCTGGAACGTCGTGAACGAAACGGCAGTTGTCAACGAGATGTCCCGCAGATTGACCCGAAGATCCGGGAATCAGAAGGATGTCAACGTCAACATTAGCAACCACCGAGGCCGAGAAGACAGAGTTTCGGATCGTGGTAAAGTTGATGGTGTTGGTTCCGCTACCCTGTGCGACGCCATTGCGGCAGTCGAAGAAGTAGCAACGGTTGATGTCGGCCCACTTCGTCCCGATCAGTTTCACGCCGGCACTTGTAGTGTGAGCTGCCGAGCCCATGTCAGCGTTGCGGAAGTGGCAGTTGTAGAGCGACACCCCGGTCCCACCATAGGTCCCGTCTTCAATGATGTAAACACAGGAACCAACGCCGTCGCCGCGCTTGTTGAAACAGAGGTTTTCGATAGTCACAAGCGGAGCGTAGACCGAGAGTACCGGCGCGGTGGAGGCCGAGACGCATTTAAGTTGGAGACCGTAAACCTGGTTGATGTTATGCGGTACTCCGACGAGCGCGAGGTTGTTCTTACCAACAGCGATACTCAAGTCCGTGGCAGCCTCAATGTAGGCTACCGGGTCACCGCCACTGACATCGTATCCCTTATCGAGGACGTAAATCACATCGTAGGGGCCGGCGAGTGCGAGAGCACGACCGATGGTCTTGAGGGCATTCTCAGGGCTCGTCCCCTCATAGCCATCAAGGCCATTGACGCCATCAACAAAAAATACATTGGCCTCTTTCTTCCAGCCAAGGTGGCCAGAGCCAAAAACAGGAGCCCCAAAGCTGGTAATTCCATTCGGAAAGTTCGTAAGCGACATAATTCACCTCCACTAGGAACACGCTGGGTGGTTAGTCTTATCCCGCTCCCAGCCTGCCCGGGGGAATCGTGGACACCCCCGCTTACCCAGATTTTTTGCCCTGCGCCGCACACCCGATTACGCACACGGCTGCCACGGGACGGGCGCCACAGGAGGTTGGCGGCGACGACTCCGCCTTTGCCGTGTTATCCCGCTCCGCCACGGAGTAGCAACGCAGGGCATTAAAAAGTGTCACTTGGCACATCACTGCTCCGCACCTCAGAAACTAAGTCCTTCGCCTCTTCCGAGGCAGACTCCAGGGCCTCTGCAATTACCTGGTCCCGGTCGAGGTTGGCCGGGTCATCGAAGCAGTCTTGGCAGAGTAACAGGCCCCGCTGCGCCGCGAGCTTGTCTAGCGAGAAGTCTAGGCCACATCTGTCGCAACGGGACCAAGGAATGCCACGAATGCCGCTTCCAGCTTGACTCGGCATGAGCTACGCTCTATGGCCCGTTGGAACCCCAAACGCCCCACCAGTGGGTGGCACCAACTGAGAATCTCTGGTACGCAATCATCTTAATCGAACGAGTGTCGAAATCGTCCGAATAATCCTCAGTCAGCGGGAACCTGTTGTAGAACTTGAGCCAGGTTTCGCTCTTGTCCGCGAGCAGATACCACGCTGTCCTGCTGGTTAGGTAGTGCGGCTTGATGACCTGGAGGTCCTCAGCCAGCAGAGAGTTGATTGCGTTGTTGGCGTCAGTCGGCCTGTACGGGGACCCAAGCAACTCCCGCGCGAGCCAGCGAAGCTCAGGCGGAATAACCAAGAACTTCGGCTTGAGTGCGACCGGAAGCCCTTGGCTATCAATGATTCGCTCGTACTGGTCGAGCGCGAGCTGAATCGCTGAGAAGCTCAAGTCCTGGTCAACCGCAGGTCGGTTCGGGAATGTCCCAGCAGAGCTAATGTAGCTGGACACACCGGGGCCGATGTTTGTGGCCCTTGGCCCACCCAACAGCGGATGCGCTGCATTAAACAGCGATACGCCGTCAATGGTGGTAATCGTTGTGAAACCCAGGTTGAAGACGTTCCAGGCGCTCTGCTCGCGTGAGAAGTGTGCGCTGCGAGCAATCGCTTTCGGCACCTGCTTGATAAGCTGGTACTGGTCGTCTTCGTAGAGTTCCCAGGACGACCGCACGCCAAGAGCAAAGGTCGTGTGGATGTACCGCTTGGTGCCGCCTTGAATTGCGTCCTCGTACTGGATAGCCTCGGCTTCGGGCTTTTCGACCATTGGGCCAAGCCCAGAGAACTCGACTTCGTCCTCGTAGGCGGCTGTGGAGTTTTCGATGTTGAAAACCAACGAGTACTCCTCAGCCCGTTGAAGCATGTCAAGCCAATGGACGAACATATCGCGTAGCCCCGGAGCCATCAACTGTGCAAATTGTCCTCTTACCATCATGTGATTGATCCTCCTACCAGGCTATGCGAGCATTTGCCGGGACGCAGGGAGAACAACGAAGTACACCCCACGAGAATCGTTTGGGTCGATGCCGACGATTCTTACGGCAACATATGTGCCTTTCGCCTTGTCAACATACCAGTGGAGATCGGTGTCTATGGTTAAACCATAGGACTTGCCGATGTCAGTGGCGACGGCGGTCGTGCCAACTTGGCCATGAAACACCACCTCCTCCGACGCCAACTCAACACCAACCTTACCATCGTTGAGTGGCGCGCCACGCGGAATGTTGACTGCGGCGGGCTGATTCGGCACCGTCCCGAACGACAGGGTCTTTGGAACCCCAAGTGTGGTCAGGTACGATGCGTCTTCGAGGGAAAAGCCTGCGATGGCATCAGTAACAGCAGAACCGCCATCGCCAGGCCACGCTATGACCCCGCCGGTAGTTGTGTACACTTTGACGGGGGTGCCGGCCAAGAACGTCTGGATCGCGTCCTCAGCAAGACGACGAACCGGAGGTTGGTTCGCAGTTGTCGTCCTCACGGCACGGATCGGAATGGATACTCCCGAGGAACTTGCCACGGGTTTTTACCTCCTACTTGGATTCGCCTCCAACTACGGCTTCGACTTCTTTCTCCCCCGGAAGAAAAGCTGAAATCTTTCTGGTCAACTCCGGCGGAGCCCCGACCTCCGCGAGTGCTTCCCGTAGGCTCTGTTTGCCCTTCTCCTCTTTCAACCTGCGGGTCAAGCGATCAGTAGCCCGCTCGACGTTGTACTTGAGGGCGCCGAGGTAATCTTTCTTGGCAATCTTCATCAAGATGAGGTCTCCCTTGATGATGGCGCTGTCTTTCAGCAAGAACGTAGGAGCCTCAACGTCGTTCACTGTGGCGTTGACAAAGCCCATGGACTTCATCTGCTCGTACCAGATGCCGTCCATCGCCAGACGGTTGACCCACCGCAGCGAGATGTTGGGGTTCTTGACCCTCAAGTTGGTGAAATCGGCCGAAGAAAGTGGCTTCGCCACGATAGTTTCATCACCAAGAAACTTGGCCCCTGCCGGGGGCGGCGCGCCAGCAGGCGCCGGCGGCGTCGGAAGATTCTGAGACGTAACTGCTGGTGTTTTGTTATCCTGCAACAAATGTCAACTCCTTCTGACGCTTCTTGTAGTCCTCCGGCGTCATCTTGAATTTCGCCGCGATCTTGAGTTGCTCCGGCGTTAGCTCCTCGCTCGGCGGAGGCCCCCCCGGGGGCGCAGCGCCAACCGGCTCAACCAGGAACCAGTTTTCACCCTTCTTCGCCGCCTCAACCAACTCCAGAGCGTGCCGGCCCTTGATAAGGTCAAAGAGATTGACCCAGGTTTGCGGGTGAACTTGTTGAACAATCGGAACCTGCTTTGCAAGTTCGTCAATCTCGGCGGAGTATTTGTCATACAACGCCGTCAAGTTTAGCCCACCAGGTTTGCTCTCGGTTCGAAGCCTGTCCCTGGCGAGCATTCGGGCCGTAGCCGCGGCGGAGCTGTAGGCCATAGATGCAATTGGAGCGGCCCGCTCGGCGAAAGCCTTGTCTTCATCAACCAAGAAGCTGGTCAAGCCTGGCGGCCTTGTGGCATCTGCCGCCGCTGCCGCTTGCACTGCCTCAAGCTCCACCAGCTTTGCTCTGACCTGCTCAAACTCAGTGGCCTGCGTCGCGGCGGCTGTTGCCGCTGTCGCTGCGTCGGTACGAACTTTCTCCAAATCCGCCCTGACCTGAGACGCCTCCTGTAGTTCTTTCACAATTTCTTCCGAAGTCTTGCTCTTGAGGTTCTCTGGAATCTTCGATTCGTCTTGTTTGCTGAACCAGGACATCTACTTAACCCCCTTAGTGTAAGCGACCGTTTTGACTTTCCCTGCCGCTAAATCCCTTTCATACTGGCGTAAGGACTCTTGGATGTTGGAAACCTCCTCGAAAGCGTCCAACTTTCCCTGCAAACGATTCATCACATGCGGCTCACTGGCGGCCCGAAGTAACCGCAAGGTTTGCGAGAACCTCTGGGCCACCCATCTGTTGAAGTGAACCGCCTCCGGCTGCCCCAGCCATTGGAGCACCGCCGACTTGTGCTCCAGGAGTTCCTCGTACTTCACTCTTTGCCTCCGGCACCATGCGCTCAACTTCGTCAAAGCCGAAGTGACGCAGAATAACCTTCATAAGATTGTTCGCCGCAATGATGGTACTGCTAACGTAGTCCTTGACGTTTGGCGGTGACAGCGGGTTAGCCGCTGCTTGGAGCATCTGTGTTATCATCCCATAATGTCGGGACATCAGACCAGACAACATGATGTCATTCTGCTTCTCGACTTCGCGGTTGACGCTCGCGGTAGTTGAAGCAATCGGCAAGCCAATCGTGCCAGCTTTAACGGCTTCAAGACCAGCCCTGATGTCCTTCGCCTTATCGCCAAACAGGTCCGCCCGGTCTCCAACACCGAACTCCGCGTACTGCCGTACCAGCATACGGCCGAGCTTTGTATGCGCGTACCGAGCATCGGAGATATTCAGGTCGCTGCGGTTATTGCCTTCCTGCAAAAGCGACAAAGTCCCCATTGCGGTGTAGACACCGCGCTTGCCCGGACCGCCAGCGCCAAAGCCCTGCTGCGGAGGGCTGACGCCAGTTCGCCGCTCAGCGAGGTCCAGCAGAAGGCGCTCCTCCTCCATTGTCATCGGTGAAGGCTCGCCAAAGGACATCATTTCCAATTCGTCCTTAGCCGCAGGAACCAACGCGCCGGGGAATATATTGTAGCCCTCATGCAGTTTTGAGTCCGGGTCCACACGGGCGACCTTGGCGTTAGCCACCGTCATTGCATCACGCCTTTGGTTGTGAACCTCTGAGATTTCCTCCTGCATCGGACCGAGAGCTTCGCAGAAGCCAATGCCGTGGAACACCCCCTCACGGGCGAGGAGCCTGCCAGCAATGAAAAGCTCGTCTGGGTAATACTGGTAAACCGCACGGAGCAGCGTGTCGGTGCCCATGTGATACCAAGCAATGATACGAGTCCGGAGGTTGTTCACCTTGTAGATGCAATGGCACTCGTAAATGTCCCACTCCGCGTAGTCGTAGTCAAGCGGCGATCTGACATCCGCATCCGCTTGTCTTTGAAGTTGTGCTGGCGCGGGGCCGGCTCGGTCGGGGGTTTTCAGGACAACCTCAGTTGCCTTCTTGTCGAAGACCCCCATGAACTCACGTTCCTCAATCTCGTGCCGCTGCATCCGTTGGATGTGGGCTTTAATGTCTGCGCCTTCAACAGTCCTCGCCGATGGGGGGATGAGGAAATTCTCAAACTGGACCTTCTCCGGCTTCGGCCCCTCGTACTTTGGACGGCGGGTATGGGTGAACTCAGTTGTCACCGGCGATAGGCCATCACCAGCAGGAACCACCCAATCCTCAAGGGAAAGCTCATGTGGGCACTTGATGACGCCAGTCCCAAACGCAATGACATCATCGTAGAACTCGGAGTAAACCCTGTAAAGGTCAAGCTCTGTTGGCTCGAAAGCGACATACTGCATAAACTCTTCAAGAGCCTCACGCATCGGCTCGCCAGCGCCTTTGTGTGTGCCGAGAACACGGAAGTACCAAAGCGGCCGGGTCTTGAAAACCGCCGCCATGAACCTCGATTTCAGTGAGTCACAGAAAATCGCAACGATGGGGACAATAAGATTGCTCGCGCCGTGGAACGGATACTCCCGGACCTTCTCCTTCGGCTGCGCTTCACGGAGCATCCGCCATTCACGCAGTCGTTGGGTGTGCAGCGTTTTAAGACCGTCCTGCATCGCGCGGACGCGGTTCTTGAGGTGCTTCTTCAGAGCCGCTTCAGCGTCGCTAGACAGGGTTACTTTGACTATCGTTGGCATTAGGCTTCTTCACGTCGGGCTGTGGGCCGCTATCACCACTTCGCGGAACATTACGGCCCCCAGTCATCAAGGCCACAACAGCACCACCGATACTGGCAAACATCGAAATGAGTGCTTGTTTGGTGTTGGCATCACCACTGAAATAAAGGACCGCGAACAAAAGCAGGACGAATAAAAGGGTTAGAATCAGTTTGTCAAAGTGCTTACTGACCGTGTCGTTCATGCCCGGTTACCTCTTCTTCTTGTGGGGCTTCAATCCTGTCGCCGAAATACAAACCGCCCAAGGATTGACCTTCTTGCTCTTGCCTTGTTGCCGGGCCTTGACTTTTGCCACGCATCTTTCAAGCTTTGCTGGCATCTCAATTCACCATCCCAACGTAGGAATAGGGCTGCCCAATATGCCGTGCCTGCTGCCGATTCGCCACCAACATCTTGCGGAACACCTCAGAGCTACGCGGGCTTTTCAACATCTGCGGCGTGTACGCCATCGCATCGAGGATGTCGCAGTAGCGCCCTTTCGGAAACGAAGTGTATTCACCGATGAAATCCTGAAATTTCTTTTGGATCCAAAAGCGGCCGCTCTCGAAAATCGGAGATAGGACATTCCGGATACGCCATTCCTTCTTCCTGGTCATTGTCCCGTCTGGGGCTTCGCATTCACCATTCAACTCGATAATCCGCAAGGACCGATTTTCAATCATGTTTCGGTAGCTGATATGGTATGCGAGGTACTTCTGCGCAGCAACGGTCTCAAGCCCGAACCGGCGCAGACCCCACCTGTCTGCGATTTTGTAGATTTCCCCGATGTAACTATCGTAACTAGCATGACCCGCCCAGCAATCCAGTAGGTAATAATCCCCAGTTTCGGAGAGCCCAATGACCACAATTGAATGACGGCAACGTCCCGCCGCAGCATTGCCAGCGTGATTCGGGTCGGAGACCATACAAATCTGTAGATGGCCGTACAGGAGGTCTTTTTTGACGATTCCATCTTTGACCTCGTGGGTGATCCGGTCACGGTTGTCGGCCGTCTTTTCAGTGTGGTAGTACCCAAGCCACTCAGGCTTGAAGTCGGCGTTCTCAGGAGATGCCGGGTTATTAAGGAACTGGCAACTAAAATGGTAATTGCCCAGGCGCTCTCGGAGTCTCAAGAGCTTCTCGAAGCTAAATTCCTCCGGAAAGATTGGCCGGTCCGCAGGGTGCTCGCTGCAACAGCCGCCGAGAGCAGAATGGCTGTGGAAAACGAACCAGGGTTCGTTTTCACGAATGTACGAGCTGAGGTCGTGGAAGGACCAGCGGTTGCCGACAACAAGTTCGTTGCTTTCGTGGTTGGCATCCCCAGACTCAAACACGCCCACTAGGAGTCTATGGAAATCAATTGTCCCGTCCATGATGGCGGGCGACTCGATCGCTTTCCGGCCCACAAGGTCATCCTCTATTACACCACCGGGATAATGCCGAGACTGCAACGCGCCGCCGACACCAATGAAATCGAACGTGCCCTCGCCGTGGGCTCCGCCGGTGGTTGAGGATAGTCGGCGGGTGTGGAGGGAAAAGTTGGTCCAGCTTTCTTGCGGAGTCGGTAAGACTTCCGGGAAGAGCCCACGAAAGAGGGCGTTCGACTCGTAGTGCCAACGGATTCGTTTGCCGAGTTTCGCGGCGTTTGTAATGTTTTCGGAGACTAGAAGGATGCGGGTATCGGGGTCATGGCGTCTAAGAATCCACTTGACAAACTCGTCGGAGTAGCCAAGGCTCTTGAAGCCATCAATGTCTTGGTTGGAAACCGGTAGTGACCACCAAACCGGCAGTCCTTCGGAACAGATTGTGGACTTGAAGTGGTCTCTGGGGAACTCGTAAACGTCCTTTATGTAGTCCCGTTCAAGGGAGGAGCAGAATGGAAAGTGAAGGTGCTCCACCAAACGCTTGCGGCGAAGCCCAATCTTGACGAAGTAGTACAAAGAGCCAAGGCAGTTAAGCCGCAAAGCTGCTATCTTGGCGTCATTGTCCGGTAGCCCCAACACTGGGATTGGAACGAATCTTTCGGCCATTCAAATCTCTTCCCAACCAAAGATTTCGTCCGGCGACTCATCCTGCGCCTCTTCAACCTCGCCCTCGTCCGAGCCTTCTTCCAGCTCGGGCCAATCTGGCATCTCGTCTAAGGCCAATTGTAAATCCCCCGTGTCCGCTTTTGCGTTTGCTGCCGTGATTGCTCAACAGAGTTGGCGGGTGTTGGAACCTCCGGTTGGACATTGATTTGCCTGCGGGGGGACTCAAAGGTTCTTCCTGGTGCTTGCTTCTCCCCATTGGAAGACACAGCAGTCCTCGCGCCTCCAGCCATGAGCGCTGGCTGCCCAGTGACCGCGCCAACAACGGCTTCGCCAATCCCAACGAGCTTCTTAAACCAACCCATGCTATTGTACGACCTCCTTCTTCGTAGCTATGGTAGCTGCGACAGAGTCGGCGGTTTCGGCGGTAGCTCCAAGGACTGCGTCGGGGATAGCAGTATTCTGCGGTAGCCCCTGTGCAACCCTGAAACGCGAGAAAGTGCGCTCTGGATCCCGGTCCAAGATTTCCTTCGCGGCTTCCATCCTAGCCCGCAGGTCTTTTCTTTGAGCCACAGTCTCCAGCAACGCCCGCATTGCGGCTGGTACTCCTACAGAAAAAGTCTTCTTCATCTCCTCAGCGCGGCCGGCTAGCGCCTCGTCCATCTTGGACAACGTGCCGTTGAGGACTGCTTCCTCTTCTTGCTGGTACTCAGGAGTGGCAAGAATGCGCGAGAGCCCCGACCGAGTCATCCCAAACATTTCGCAGATGCGCTCATCCTTGATATTACCGGAAGTGCGAAGCCGAGCAATTTGGGCGACTTTGATTCCGACTCTTGGAGTCATAACGCAGGTACACTCCTAGCCAGACAAGACAACATAACACAAAGTCGTCACTTTGTCAAGCCCCAAGCCGTTGAAACTACAAGCCTTACATTTTTCCTACTAAACAGCTACTAAGAGGAAGGCTCTAGTTTCCAGCCAACGAAGCTCTGGCCCAGCAGCGAAGCTACACACCACCGTAGGTATTCACATCGTAAACGTCTATGGTGTTGGAGATTAGCGAAGCGTGGTGCGTAGCAGGGCTGGAAATTGAGAAAATTGGGAGATTAGCGAAGCTGGAAATTAGGAAAAATTCATTGGGGGGCCTCCCCGCGCGCCGCCGCCTTTGCTTTTTTGTGGCCCAGTGTCTCTGTAACACTATAGTTGAGTACTGCTCTCCTGCTCTTTGACAACTGAATAGCGTGTCAGTGTCGCGGAGCGATACTTCGCTCTGGGAGATTAACATGCGAAATGGAGATGTAGTAATACTACGCTTCGGAGCTTCAGCGACGCATCTAGCAGTATACAGACGTGAAACCCCAACGAAGTACATAGTTGACGTTGTACATTCCATGCGACGTGCAATCTCGAAGCGTGTGAGAGTCCCCAAGGACAGATTCATAGCTCGATGTCCCAGAATCGTCTATGAGCTACTCTGCAACTCTGGGATTATGCAGAACATCTACATTCAAACCCGCCGAAAGCGCAAGCGCAGCTAATATCGCTGCGCGATGCTGACACGCCCGATGTGCAATAGCGGACGCCCCTAATTCAACATGGGGGTGTCTGACATGGATAAGATTGTTGTTGAGTTGTCGCCCGCTCTAGCGTCAATGGTGGCCAGTACGTTTGACGCTGCGAAAAAGCGGAATGACCCGAGGTTCCGATATTGCTCAAGTACCGCGGGCTTCACCGATGAGCTGCTGGGTTTTGCTATCGTCCGGCTGAAGTCCGAATGGACTTCGCGGGATAAGTACCGCGAAGCCTACGACTTGCGCGAAGTGGTCGCGGGGAACAAAGCGCCCACGCCCGCACAAGTGCAACTCCTCCAGCAGGCGCTGGACAGGCTCAAGCCGGCTGGGGTTCAGCCGAAAGCGTAGCAGTGAAAGGGGCGTCCACTATTGCATAGTCGGGGGTGGAGTATGATTAACATCGAATCAATACTCCACCGCTTACAACGTGATGCCGAGCAAACGCGGCTGCGCGCCGCGGAGCGCTACGCTATCGCGCGTAGCCCGATACGCTATAAACCGCAGGCGCGAACCGCTATTGAGCTTGACCGTGAACTATCGGTAGCTCAGGCGAACAGGGTTGCCGGAGCGCCGATATTTTGTTGCCACGGTAAACTCGCTCGGATACAATGTAAGCGGTGCGGGTGAGCAAAGCTCGTGGTGCTGCGGCCCTGATGCCGCGACAAGGCGGTGGGGAACGCGGTAGCTTAGGCGGGGAAACCTCCTCCGTGCTCCGCAGGAGATATCCACGGAGTGGGAACCCCGCTACTTCCGCAAAAGCCCCGCCGCCCTGCCGCTGTATCACCGCGCAAGCAGCCCTGCCCAACCCAAGCGGGTGGCTCTGCCACTGCCACCCGCTCCTACCTTCGGTAGATGCTGTGTGTGTGATAGATTGCGCCTGCGAGATAGCGAGTCCTAGAAAACAGCTCTAAACAGATGTTCCTGCGCAAAGCACGCAAGCAAGCATAGCTCAGCTACGCCAGCGGAGCTAATTGCCAACAAAGCTAATCACCGGTGAAACCCGCCAAATAGACAATTCGGCAACTTCGTTGGGGAGAACTAATCCCTTTTATTTTTCTAATTTTTTTATTTTTTTTTTTTTTGGTAATAATAGTTTTAAGTCCTCCGTAGTTTTTTGGTGCGGTGCACGGGTGGGGAGCTTCGCTTGTGGTGCAGCGTAGCTGCGCTAGGAACATCTGTCCAGAGCTGTTTTGGACCGAACACTATCACAAACACAACAGCGTAGCGCTCTAAGTGTAACTCACTGAAAACAAAGCAATTGTTTCTCTTGACAAGCAAAGCTCCGCTACGCTATGCTTACTATTATGACAACCGAAATCTCAACCGAAGTCCGTCCAACCGAAGCATGGTGCCGTTGCGGAAAGCCCGCAAAGCGGGTTCACTGTCCAGCTTGTGGGTCTCTGACCGTGTATGGCTTGCCGTCACGGGCAGAGTGGAAGACTTTGCCAGATGGCACAGAAATCGAAGTTATGTCCTATCGGTGCCGGCGGTGCAGCCACATCTTCAACGACTTTGAGTGGATGCTGCAATGCGAAGCGCCAAAGCTGGAGAACAAGACCATGCGGGAGCGGCGCTTGCAGGATGAAGCTGAAACAAAGCTAGCCGCGGCTCTTGCCGAAGTCGGCGGGGACCGGAAGGAACTCCTGCGGAGGTTGCTGGGCAAGCCGGCGGCGGCTGCGCAAGATGGTGCTCTGACAGAGCCCACCAGCGGAAAGGAGGTGATTTGACATGAGAGCGGAGACCACAGAAAAGATAGAAGTGTGGGAAGGACAAGTCTGCATCAGGATACTTGTACAAGCTCAGCCAGAACACATACCAGAGGCAATGAGAATCATCACGAGGGCAGCCGAGCACCTTGTAACAAGGGAGAGGGAGGTTGTGTGGGCAGGAATAGGAGCAAAAATCAGCCTGCTCAGCGTGGACGGCCCACTCCCTCTACCAGAAGGCAGCGAAGCAATGACAGAGCACCCACTTGTGACAATCCTGAGAGAGATAAGCGAACGCTGGAGCAGAATATCTCATGCCGCAGAACCCGGCTCGCTACTGCAACGCGCATGTAGCACGCGCGTGAATGATGCAAACACGCTCCTGTACCAGTTTACTCAGGCAGAAAAGAAACTTAGAGAGGCAACAAAGGCATGACCAACGCCCAAATGTGGAACAGTCTCAGCTACCAGCAAAAGCGGGTGCTGCTTCGCATTGCCACCAACACGCAGAGCGTGGAGCCGCTCTTGCTAATGCACAAATTCAACGAACAGCACCGCCTGGACACAGTCCTGCGGGACTGGGCCGCGCTATCGCGGCATGTCAAAGAGTCTATCCAACGTCTGACAAGGAGGGCACCATGAAGTTGATTCGTAAGCACGGCGAGAAATACATTTACCGCTTACCGTCTGGATGGTTCGTCAAGCAGCACCCAATGGCCCAGCTCAGGGTGTATGGGTCGCCTAGCGGTAAGACCCGATTCGCGGTCCGTGTACTCAACTGCTCCGCTTTCTAACCCGGCGGAGCCGGCAGGTTTGCCGCCTGCCTTCGGCTTCTCGCTTTATGTGGCGTGCCAACGGCACGACGAGAACCCGTCGCCAGATAGAATGACGGAATAGTGGGAACCGCTATCTGGCACACTAAGCGGGGAGCCGAAGAGAGGTGACACAATGGACTACTACCCGAGTAGGGAGAACAAAGCAAAGTTAGGGACTGACTGGGTTGCTCCTGGTAAGGGCAGTACGTGGCGGGAACTCCGTAAGGCATTCGGCCTTCAATATCTCTGGGGGCCAGCCGATAAGCGCACCAACCTACTCCTTACCGGCGCACCGATCCAGGAAGCGGACCGGGAGCGTTGGGAATCGGGCAATGTCCACTAGGCGGACGGAAGGGAGGTGGCTAAAATGCTTTCACCAAACGCCAAGCAATGGCTGAAAGACATTGTGGACTTCCACGAAGAGAACGATGAGGATATTGACGTGGCGACTGGTCTTGACGTAACCGTAGAAGCGGCTGCCCTGGCACGCGCTGAAGTTGTCGCGTTCGTCGCCGAAATCACCAAGTAGAGGAGCCAAAAATGGCCAAATCAACCTTCAACGTCGAGTTGACCGTCCGACACGGTGATGAGCTGGATGACCCAGCGAAAGCTGAGGATTACCTCACTGACGCCCTCCAGCAGATGCTCAATGCTTTCGATGATATTGTGGATTTCCAGTTGGAGAAGATACGAACATGGTGATACGCAAATCAGTGCCGTGGCACAACGTAAGGGCCGTCAAGGCCCTAGCACCGGAAGGCCAGCTCGTGGCCTTTGTTGATAACCTATCCGCACTACAGCGGCGGATGCTACGCCGCATCCTAAAGTCTTTCCTTGCCAAGAAGCAAAAACTCACGCGCAAGCGTGCCAAGAAATCGCGCAAAGCCTTGAAAACAAAGTAATTATAGTTCTTGACACTTTCGCCCTTATGGCTCATACTGCTAACGTAGTTGGAAACGAAATCGGTCGCCCATCGGTCGACCAGAAAGGAGAGCCAAATGAAAACCTACACCGAAACCCGAGGCGCTGTCAAGGTCGGGGACGACATCAAAGTCCTGACCGAGAAGCAAATCGAGAAAGCCCAGAAGGAGGCCACCGAGAACAACCAGCCGGAGCCGGAACTCCAGTCCCTACAGACCGTGGAGTTCATCGAGGCGGAGACTTGGGCCGAGGCGTTGGAGTTGGCCCAGAGCGAACCCGTCGCTGTGGACATCTTCAACCGCGGTTCAATCCTGAAACAGCAAGCGTATGTCCGCGACTTGCTGGCGGACCCGGCGTACCAGCCCATCGAGGGCGCGCTGGACCTCCGCGCGAGCGTCGCCGAAGTGAAGGAGCGCCGGAAGGCGACCCCGAAGGAAAAGGCACTCAAGTTCCTGGCGGGGCTCAGTCCGGAAGACCTGGCGGCCGTTATCGCGCAGTTCGCTTCTGCGGGATAGCTTCGCTGGCTTTGCTGGAAAGCTGCACCCCCAACCGTCCTGTGATACAGAACACCGTATCACGGGGCGGTTTTTTTTATTTTGGTGAAGGAGGATGAGCCATGAAAACGAAACTCACAGAGAAAGAGGAAAGCCTCAAGGCCGCGTTAATAGTTGCGTTTGCACAAGTCAGGGAGGGTGGAACCTTCGTGCCAGAATTCAATGAGGTAGACCTGGATACGATGGCCCAAAGTATGGCTGATATGTTGGATTGAGGGATGAAAATGGCCAATGTAAGAATTTGGTGGGACACTTCCGTATCGGCGTATCGCATCGCTACTCCGTACTCAATGGAGTTTGTCACCGCCATCAAAGCACTCATACCCGCCAGCGACCGGGCCTTCGACCCCACAACGAAAGTTTGGACCTTCACCGAGCGGTTCTTTGACCCGATGCGGCTTCTCTGCGAGAAGGTCTATGGCAAACACAACGTAGTTGCGGTAACGCGGCAGCAGGCTCAATCCGCCCAGGCGCCAGCCAGCATTACGAAATCCACAGCCTCACAGCTTGCTGTGGATTTCCTAACGCTTGTCGGTTTCGATGCCGCGCAAGCGGCCTATCGGAGGGCAGCGACAGTGTTGCATCCGGACCACGGTGGAGATATGGAAGCAATGACCAAACTGAACGCAGTTTGGGACCGTCTACAGAAGGAGGTGTTCAAGGTCTGATGGCCATCATAAAAAACAACAACGCCCTCCAAAAGCCCCACCGCGTCGGCGGTGGCTTGCCTGCTTTGCACCAGCGTGTGCTGGCGCAGGTGGACAAGCCCATTGACCTGACCGCGAAACCCAACCGAGTCGCACTCATCTGCGACAACAGCGGCTCAATGTCGGCAATGGACGACTACAACGTGGAGAAATCCCGCATCGAATATCTCCGCGAAGCGGTTCAGTCGTTCCTGCAAAGCTGCAATCCCGACGACACTGAAATCGCCATTTACAACTTCGGCGGCAAGGACGAGGACGACCGGAGGCTCGGCACAGACTTCGGCACGCTCACAGTCTGCGCCCTGACAATGCAGGCCCAAGGCGGTACGCCGATGGGATGGGGCATGGAAAAAGCCCTGCGGGAACCGCTCTCACGGGCCGTTCTTATCTCCGACGGGGAAGCAACTGATGGCGATGCCTCATACAAACAAGCCGAAACATTCTGCGCCGCACAAGTCCCGGTCGACTGCATCCACATCGGCCCGACTGAAAGTGGCGAAGCCCGGCTGCGGCGCATAGCAGAGCTGACGGGCGGAATCTACATCAAGTTCAAGGACGTAGCGCAACTTGCGACGAAGCTCCACTACCTGACCCCCGCCTATCGCGGTCTGCTTTGCGACAAGAATGAGGCCAAGCTACTGCTTGGCGCGGATGAGGTGGACTAAGCTGCAAATAAGCACCACCAACCCGAAAAAGCGCCAAACACGCGGCAAGCGTGCTCACTTCCATATCCTCACTTGCCCAAGCTGCGGCGCCCAGATATGCTCCGCATATCGTGTGCGGCACACCTACACCGCGCTGCGGGATTGGCTGGCCGACGCCTTCGCCCTGCGCCGCAAGTTTGCGTCTTCGACGCCGAATCAGCCAACTTTGTTTGGAGGGGACAAACCATGGCTCGTGAAATAGCAGTAGCAGAGTGGCGGGTGTTCACCGGCGCAGTCGAGTGCCCACGGTGCAAGCTGGTAATGCACATCGCCGATAGGCCGATGTCACTGGAAGTGGTCGACTGCCGTGTTTGCGGTACAGTCTGCTCAATAATCAAGCCTCGGGACGAACTTGGCCGGGAGTTGGTGCCAAGAGTGAGTAGTCCGGGGGAGGGTCCAGCGAGATGAGCCAACGAGTCAGAGCGAAGGTCTGCAAGTTATCACTTTGTGAATGCGGCTTCCACGTCCTGCGAGATGAAATAGGTATCGGGGCTGAGTACACCATTTACCCAGATTCCATCGAGAAGGGATGGACATTCATCTGCGGCGGCTGCGGAGCTATGCTAAAGGTTGCGGTTGTACTAGCCGACCAAACCGAAGGGAAGCCTCGACGGCCGCTGCCGCTTGACATTTTCGATTATCCAAACTCCGCTCAAGTGTGATTAAATGATGAAGACCACCGCGAATCTGACCGCAGAACAAGTTGCCATCCTAGCAAAGATTGCGGTGAAATTCGCCGAACTCGGCGTTGAAGCGGACTTCGTACCTCCGGTAGCTGAAGGCCCAATTATATCAGCGTACCGCTTCTTCCCAACAAGCCGGACCCGCGTTTCCCACCTAGAGGCGCTCGCCTCTGACATCGCGGTGACGCTCGGCGTGGAAGATATCCTGATAAAGCGGTTGCCGGGTGAGAGTGCCGTCGGCGTTTTCGTACCGAACGCCAAGCGTTCCTTCATTGATTTCAAAAACACCGTCAACGCAGTTTGGACACACCAGGCCAGCGACCTTCGGTATGATGTGCCGTTGAACCTTGGCGTAGACCACCTAGGTCGACCTGCGATTGAAAACCTAGCAATGCTGCCGCACTTGCTTATCGCCGGAAGCACCGGCGCAGGAAAGTCCACGCTGCTGAGCAGCATCCTCGCCACGATTGTTTATATTGTAAACAGCAACGCCGTTCAGCTTGTGCTGTCGGATACGAAGAATGTCGAGTTTGGGCACTTCATTGGTGCTCCGCACCTGCTGTTCCCGCCAGCAACCAGCGTCTATCAAACCCTTGAGCAGATGGACTGGGTCATTGATGAGATGGAATCCCGGCTCAAAAAGCTCAGCAAAACCGGCTGCCGCAACGTGCATGAATACAACCTTATCTGCGCGCCAACAGGCGGGCGCTGCACACCATTGCCATTCATCGTCCTTGTCATTGACGAACTCGCGGATTTACTCATGGACAGGGCGCGTCCGAGCGAGGGTCGCGGCCCGTCCATCGGCAAAATCGCCGAGTCGAAGCTATCTGCGATAGTGCAGAAGTCACGGGCTGCTGGGGTCTATGTCATCGCCTCGACCCAGCGACCTTCGGTGAACGTAGTTATTGGCTCAATCAAAGCAAACTTCCCAGCAAGGCTGTCGTTCCGGCTTCCCAGCGAGGCCGACAGTCGGACTGTCTTGGGCTTCTCAGGGGCCGAGCACCTTTTGAGCCGAGGCGACATGCTGTTTGTAAGCCCGAATCGACCGGGGGTCTTGAGACTCCACGCGCCATACGCGAGTATTGGCGACATCCAGGCGGCCGTCGAGGCCGCTATTCATAGGAGTGAATAACATGGCAAAACTTTGCACCAAAGAGCCAGAAGAACACCTACCAATCGAGGCAACCGCTAGGTATTGCTACTTGTGCGGTTCAGAAGTAAAGGAGGGATGTTTTGCGTGTATCCGGTGCGGCAAAGAGCTTTCTCCATTTGCTAGATTCTGCCCATACTGCGGCTCCAAAGCGGGAGGTGTCCGGTGGACGCAATCATTCTCGGGATAGCCGAAGACCAAGAAGCCCGCGTCTTTGAAGGCGCCCTCTGTGTCATTACCTTTTCCGGAGGAATAAAACCGAAGGTCACTTTTATGAAACGGCCAGAGCTTGCAAGCTGGCTCGATGCCCACCCAGCGCCGGCGCCTGGCGCCAGGATGCTCATTGGGACGGTGTCAATAGTCGGGGAGTATCTGGGTACAACTATGGGGGTGCCGATGCCGACTGGGGAGGCTGGACATGCGTAGCAGGGAGGCGCATCTATGATGGAACTCTTGTGGTTTCTCGCCCGTTTGGTATGCGTGGTGGTAGCAGGGTATGTAGTCGTCCCAGGCATAATCTTCTGGCTTACAGAAATTGCACCGGGAGACAAGCAATGAACACGCCGGAAAAACCGAAATGCAGGCTTATTAAGAAAACTGCTAAGTCGCTGAAAACAAAGTGCTTATTTTAGTTGACAAGTAGTTGTGACTATGAGACACTAGAGCATGGCAACTCCAAATCCAAACCGGAAAACGCTTTCATTTCAGGTTTCCCTGCTTCTGTGGGAGCGGCTTAGGCACCGCATACCGAGGTACGGCGACCGCTCCGAGGTGCTGCGCCAGCTTGTTGAGAAGTTCTTGGCGGGGGACGTGGTAATAATTAAAGCTCCTAGGAGGATTTGATGTCAGCCTGCTTCTATTGCCAGTCTGAGGGCCTAGGCGACCTTGCGGTTGAAACAACAATGGCCTGCCGCATATGCGGCAACCTCTACTGCGAAAACCACGCCTCCGAAGCCGAACCAACATTCTGTAAAAACTGCACGGCAACCCCCAAGCTCGAAATCACCGAAAAGCCATTGATTGACGAGGACGGAGTCCAGCACAACGGCCGGGAAATCTCCATCAAAGGCGAGACGTGGTACTCACAGTGCCGCATCATCTCCGAGCTTTCCGAAGTCGAGCTTCCCCAATGGGTTGACAAATATCGGATGATGCTCCACGACGCGGAACGCGCTAAGGAGTATCGCCAGATAATGCTCTCCGCGCTGGAGCTTGAGCAAGCTGACCGTGCGCATACAAAGGCACGGGCGCTGCGGTATGTCAAGGTTCCAACGACTGCTGCGAAGCAAGCGGCCGCAAAACCGCGCCGAGACAAGATTACATCGGTTATTGAGTCGTTGAAGTCCGCCGGCCTGACGGCCGCAGATTTGCAGGCGTTGATTGCGGCGAAGGTGCAACAGAAATGAGCCATGGTACGGCGACGACAAGAAGGAAGCTACCGCCATATCGCCCAAGGGCCAAGTGCCCAAAGTGCGGCCATCAGAAAGTTGACACAACTTTCCACGCAGCTAAGATGTTCTACCAAGACGGCTGCGTCTTTGCCGGTTGGCACGGCGGGAAAATGCAGCGGGAACACCTCCACCGCACTTGCCTACATTGCGGCTTTGAATGGCCGGAAGCGTGTGAAGATTCCAAATGGAAAAAGACGAAGAACCCGACGACAAAGTAGACGAGTATGGAGATTGGGTGTCGCTCTTATGCTTCCGCGACTTCCACCATCTCTGTCACCACAAGGAGTGTAGCTGTGAGTGCCACGCCAAGTCAAAGCCCCCAACCAACCCCAGCGGTAACGCCGCTGTTCCACGTTCTCCCTGACGGTCGGTGGAGCTTTATGTACGACTCCAGCACGATAAAACCCTTCTCACTTTGCGAACGGCAGTTTCACTACCAGGTTCTCCGGAACCTCCGCAGGAAAGGCCGCCGGGCGTCCATGGACATCGGTTCTTGGTGGTCGGCCGTGATGTCCGACTTCTATGAAGGGATGTTGGCGGGGACGCTGACCCAACAATCAGCGTTGCTGAGCGCGGCCCGGAATTGGGCCGCCCTGGACATGGACGCCCTCGAAGAGCACGACCCCCGCGGCTTCAAGTCCTTCGGCGGCCGTGATGGCGCTATCACAATGATTGGGAGATACCACAACCGTCAGGCCGATATTGACTCCAAGATGTGGAAGATTGTGTCCACAGAAGCCGGCGCCGGTCGCAGGCACGAAATCCTTGTCGGCGAGAACAATAAAGTCGTCGTTTATTATGTAATCAAACCCGACATGCTAGTCGTTGACCAGAACCGGCTATGCCCGGTTGACCACAAGACGGTTGATAGAATCAACGCTGACCTTATCAAGAAGTACAAGCCGCACGACCAGATTCAAGGCTACATCTTCGGCGTTGGTGCTATCGCAAAGAGCATTGGCTGGGACTTGCCGGTCGACCGTTGTATCGTCAATGTTTGTGCTCGGACGGAGCCGAAAGATGATGCCGTTCGATTCACGCGGGTTTATCCGAGCTACTCTTTGCCAGAGATGCAGGAGTGGCAGGCTCGGAAGGTCGAGCAGGCCACCCGGCTCCGCTATTGCTTTGAGAACGACGTTTGGCTTGCTGACGACCAAGCCTGCCATATCTACAGCGGTTGCAGCTACCGGCTCATCTGTGCAGTTCCACCAGGCTCGCGTGAGTTGGTTATAAACGCGGACTACGTCCAGGTTGAGCCGTGGGTGCCTTATGAAATCGAGTAGGCAGTAGAGCTAAAAGGAGTCGGCATGAAGTTCCGAAAGAAGCCGGTTGTTATCGAGGCCATTCAGTGGACGGGCAGCAATTACGAGGAAGTATCTGAGTTCATGCAAACACAAAGGGGGACAGTTGATATTGACGACCCCCTGAATCCTGCCCTACTGGTCCACACAACAGAAGGTGTTATGAAAGCCAGTCCTGGTGACTGGATTATTCGTGGGGTCAAGGGCGAGTATTACCCCTGCAAACCTGACATCTTTGAGATGACCTACGAACCAGTGATGTGAGGCACAGCAGGAGGAACAAGGAAAGGAGTCAACATGGAACTTGTAATAGCCGACCAAATAACACCATTTACGAAGCTGAAATTAGCTGAAATCGGGCCGGAAAAGTCCGGCAAATCCCGCCTCGCCGCCACCGGCAGGAAGCCGGTTTTGTTCTTCGACTTCGACCAGCGGGCTGAAAGCATCGCCGGCATCTCAGGCGTGTATGTCATTACGTTCCGTGACCGCGGGTATCCCTACCAGCCAGAGGCTTTCAGTGAGATGCTGGACGTTATGACCAAGCTGGAGCAGAGCTTGGACTTGTCCCTGCTTGGCTTTGACGTTCCTCCGGGAACCTTGGTGAAAACAATCGTTGACGATAGCATGTCAACAATGGCGAAAGCCGCAATGGAATTCGCGCTGTTCACGACCAAGGAAATCCGGCGCGAAATCAGCGTCGGCGGCAAGATGATGGTCAGGATTCCAAAGAGCTATGATGCCTGGGCCGCCGAGATGTCCATGGTCGAAGCGGTGGTTCTTAGGCAACTGGCGCTGCCGGGCGTTGATGTTATCACAATCTTTCACGAAGCTGCTGAGGAGGCACCGGAATCAACCGACACAAACCCGAGGTTCACCGGCAAAGTCACTACATTCCCGGTGCGTTACCATCGGTTGCTCAAATTCTTCAACGAAGTTTGGCGGATAAGCCGCGCCGGCGGCACTGTACCACAGGTCAAAATTGCGCCGGACTATCAATTCACAACAGCAACCTGCCTCAACCTTGACCCGGTTGAGCAGCCGAACATCGAGGAAATGCTGCGCAAGCAGCCACAAAAAACTACATAGGAGGTTTTACCAATGCCGAGAATGGGTGTAAGCACCGAATCCCTGAAAGGAATGCCGACGATGCCGCAGGACATCTACACTGTCCGACTCGACGGCTTCGAGCCACGATTCTCCAAAGACCGCGGCTCAGTCAACCTCAACCCGAAGCTGGTGGTTATCAACCACCCAACACTCAACGACCGCCGGGTCTTCGACAACCTCAACAGCAAAGCTGGCTGGATTCAGCTTGATTTCTGCCACGCTTTCGGGCTCCCGATGCTCGTTGAAGGAGACACCTCCTTTATCCCCGGCGAGTTCCAGGGACCGGACAACGACCCGGAAAAGTGGAGCTATGTTGGTCCGCTGACCGGCCGGCTTGCGAAGGCCGAGGTTGTTGAGGTGGACAACCTGAAAGGTGGCACCAGGAACGCTGTGAAGCGGTACATCTGCGCGGTTGCTGGGTGTTCCACAAAGCACAGTGACAACTTGGTTGGGTAGCAGAGCTTGGGCGCGTGCGGCGTGTGAGCCGTGGGATTCCGAACGGGTCGAGGTCATGCGCATAGACCCACCTAGCCGTCGGAGGCAAGCGGCCACGCGTCCATCAAGATGTGCCGCCAGTAGTAAAACGGGAGAGCGATGCAAAATCTTCCCGATAGCCCCGTGCCATTTGCAGCATCGCGCATAATTGGTCTACTGGCGGCTCCAAGATGCGGGCGGCTCGTTTGCCTCGCCCGGCCAGACTGATTCTGGTGGTGGTAGAGAGGCTGGCGGGTCGCCCCGCAGAAAGGCAGAATCAAATGCTGACTGTTAAAATCCTGAATCTTCGGCAGGACGAGAATAACCATGCTGACTATGTGGTGCATATTAACACCACGCTGGAGCGGCTGGATTATTTCCTGATTAAGGGCTTT